GTACTTGCTGCGTATTTGAGTCCAGAACCTCCTCCCATTTCTTTAGTTGGTACGTAAGCTCCGATGACATCGTATGTATGATTTGTGACAATGAGCGGGACATTTGCTTGACCTAGTTTGAGCGTGAGCATTCGGAATGCACCTTTAATAAGTTGAGATTTAGTCATATCTCGAACTTCTTTTTCATTTAGTGCATCGGTAATCTCTTTGGTTGTAGAGAGCATACCTAAAGAGTCTAGCACAAACATACAAGGTTTGCGATCTTCTACTGGTGCTTTCAGATACATATCTACTGCTTTGAGCGCCTTTGTGCGAAACTCTTCAATAGTAACAACGTTAACAACAACCAAACGAGTAGTATCAATTCCACGAGATTCTATAAGTGATTTAGTGATAGCAGCCTCAGTGTCAAAGTAGAGACAGTAACCATCGGGATTAGTATCAAGAAAGTTCTTAACCACAGCGAGAGAGAAAAAAGTCTTTCCAGTAGAAGACTCTCCAGCAATAGCAGTAATTTTATTCCCAGATACACCACCAAAGATGCTACCTGAAACCAGTGCATTAAAGATATATGAACCAGTATCAACATAAGTCTCAGTCTCATCAATATCTGATGCTAACTTGGTAAAGTCATCACCAATCTCTTTTACAATGTCTTTAAGGAAATCCATAATTATTTTCTGTTTATAGTTTTATTTTGGTTGAATTTGTAAGACCACAATTTATTATAGAGTTGTGGTTCTTTATTCTTTAGAACCTCAACGATGATCTCAAATTCTTTTTCAGTAATCGGCAATTCCATCAAATAAAAAATGCATCTAGGTTTGTTGTCTTTTCTACTTTCCACCCAATCACGTCAAGAATAATCTTAAGTGGTTCTAGGAATGCTTTCTCAAATTGTAGTTCATAATCTATGTATTTGTCAAGATTGAGTTCTTTAGGAAATTCTTGAATGAATGAGATTACATTTTCATGAATAATATTTGGTTTTTTGAGATAGATAAACTTAATTTTTTCTCCATTTTGAATAAGAGAATATTTTCCAGTTAATTTATTTTGTTTAATGTAATGATTGAATAACAGTGCTCCGCGAACATGAATGGGAGTTCCCTTAATATAAAGATCTGAAGAGGAAGAGTATTTCTGAACATCAGATGCAGAACGTGGAAATGAAATTTGTTCTGGAGGTAGTTTTTTAAACTTATCACGACAATTTTCAATGAACTTAATCATATTGTCCTCACTTCCACTCATCATGATGTTAAAAGAATCTTTCAACATCTTACGACAAGGTGCAGGAGTAGAAGATTTGATTGCCTCAATACCTTTAATTTTGAGTTTTGGTTCTTCATAGCGAACACCTTCGCTATCCCACACACTGAGAATATATCGTTTCTTCGCAGTCCAAATACCACGTTCAGCAATACACTCCCTCTTCATGATCATCTTTTGGTCGTATGCATTTACATACTCAGCCAATTCTTGGTAAGAATTTTCAATATACTTTTCAAATTCCAGATTACAGACCTTATCAAGGAACGAAACAATGCTTTGAGTAGTTTTCTCTCTGCCTTTGAATACACTTTCAACCAAAGGACCCATATTAATATACAGAGAATCAGTATCAGAAGCAATGACATAATCTTCCTCTTCAGTTTTAAGAATCTTGTTAAGGTATGAATTAACTTTATTCATAATCCATTGAATGGATACTTGTCCAGACAATGTGATTGCTTCTGCGTTTGCTAATTTATAATAACGGAAGTATTGGTTTCCAATAGCACCATATGCAGAGTTAAGTTGAATCTTACGTGCCATCTGAATGTTATTGCAACGAGCAATTTCTTTAATCAACTCCTTGTTCTTTGTCTTTTCATATTCTTGCTCTGCCGCAAGCATCTTTTTCTTAAAGATCACACGTTCATTATAGATCTTCTCCATTAGTTCTGGGAGAAAACCACGAACATCCTTACGATACATAGCACCATTGGCACATACCGCATAGTCTTTATACATCTCAAAAGTAAGATTACGATTGAGAATCTTATCAACATTAACTGTCGGATGTCTTTCTTCTAAGAGAGTTTCTGGAGAAATGTTGTACTGCATAATCAGGTGAGGATATAGAGAATTCAAGTCAAAACTCACAACCCAATCGTACATTCCAGGAATCGGTTCTTTTACGTAAGCACCAGCATACTTCTCATCCTTACGTTCTTTATTTCGTGGGGGAATTACAATATCTCTTTTCTTAAGATAAGTATAAATGATATTATCCCACATACGAACTTGATAGAACACGTCGGCATAGTTCACCTTCGCGTCATATGCCATCGTCAAAGCAAGTTCAATAAGTTTCATCTTGTCTTCCAAACGGTCAACAAGTTCTACGTCAATGATGTTATACTCAATAAACTTTTGCCAACCTTTAGTGTAGAAATCTTTAAAAGTATCGAACTCAGAGTGATCCAGTTTCTTTTGCCCAAGTTCAACTTCAGCAATATAGTCAAGGCGATAAGATTCTTGAACTTTATAAGTAAACTTCTTATAAAGATCAAGATAATCAAGTTGAGTCAAACCACCCACATCAAACGTCGTATGCTTACGCCCATTAATGAAAATTTCACCTTCAGTCACAAGTCCCCAGTTAGAGAAACGCTTCATTAGTTTCTCACCAAGAACACGATTTAATCGCTTACAGATATAAGGAACATCATACATTTGAATGTTCCATCCAGTAATCACATCAGGTACATCAACCATCCAATAATTAATAAAATGATTCAGGAGTTCATACTCAGATGGACAATGATAATAAGTGACATCTTTACGAGTATTATTAAATGGTTTAACTCCCCAGGTTGTAATCTTCTTGGTTGTATAATCCTGAATACTGATAGACAAGATTTCTTCTGAAGCAGATTCTACATCAGGGAATCCTTGTTCTGAGGCAACCTCAATATCCAACGTTACAAGTTTGATTTTACTGATGTCAAACTTAATTTCATCTTCTGGATACTTTTCTGAGATATACTGATAGATATATCGATCATTTCCATAGATCTCAAATCCATCCACATTTTCATACTTACTATAAAACTCACGACAATCTCTAACAGTTCCAGGTTTTACAGGTTCTACTGCTTCTCCACTTAATGTTCTATACTTGGGGTCTTTTTTAGTTTTTACATAAAGAGTTGGAAAGAACTCATCTCTTATTTCAAATCTTTTACCATTCTGTACTCCACGAACCAAAAATTGATTTCCAATCAATTGAACATTAGTGTAAAAATTCATTCCTTAATTAAATCCCCATATTTTTCAAGTAGAGTTGGAGTTGGATCAGAAAGTGTAATAATTTTATCCGAACTCATCATAAATGTATTTTGTTTTGTATATCCACAGAGAAATGGATCTAGAGTTTTATCACTTTTCACTACAAACGGATTAACAAGTTTGCAATCGGGTTCTCCAATATCAGCACCAACTTCTTCAATCCGACTGATCAGAATTTGATTGTTGGTTAATAACAATATTTTGACTATTTCCATTGTTTAAAATATCCTCTTGATACATTTTAGAAAGTTGATCGATTGGTTCCACTATAGTAATTACCCAATCCAAGGATACTGGAATTTTTGTATCCTTTGAAAGAAGAATCCAAGGAACCAATCTAATCTTAACAGAATCAGATTTTTCATCTTCTTCTTTCAATTTCATTTTAATATGACAAGGTTTATTGAAGATATATCCAACTACTTTTTCTTCAATAACCATTTCTTGAATATCTGCGATTACATCCTCTCCGGATTTCAATAGTGCAAGTTTTACAGTCATTTTTGTCTCATACCTCCGATTATTCTAGCAATAAAAAAAGGAGGAGTCAAGTTTCTCCTCGTTTTTTTGCTTCTCTCAATTTTGCCTTTTCACTCATTTTTCTTTTCGTCTCTTCACTCATTTGTTTTTTTGCGTCACTCATTTTTCTTTTTGTCTCTTCACTTAATTTTTTACTCATATGAGATTTACTTATTTTATTTTTCGTATCCTCTGTTAATTTTCTTCCAGTCCACAGTTTTGATAATTTTTGTTTTACTTCTTCTTTACAGGGGCGTCCTTTTGAAGATTCTCCGATTTTTCTCTTTGTTTCTTCACTGTGTCTTCTCAATCTCATCATAGATTTAGTTTCTTCCGAGTGCTGTATAAATCCAGAGGGTTGACATCCACCACTATGTATATTTTCCAATATACCAGTTCCTTGACTTTTTCTACCAAGAATTTCGATTAAATAAATTTCATGCTTAAATGCATCTTCCTCCGTAAGATTGTCCTTCAAAATTACTATTCTTTCATTTGGAGGTATTAAAACAGAGTGATTTTTATCCCAAGCTCTTTTACCTTTTCCTTTACCAATATAATAAGGAATATTATTTTCATCAAAATAAGCATATGTATAATATTCCATTTAAAATCACACCTACTCTTTATTGGTATTTATAAAAAATGAGGAGTTATCCTGGATTTTGCCAGGTGCTCCTCATGCGCCGACGATATTCAATTATATTTATCTCTTTCTTTTAAACTTACAAACCTTCTTTCCAGGAAGCATAGCATATGTAGTGGTTTTTCCATAACATTTTGGTTTTGGTGGCATAACACCATATCCAAAATCACCTTTCATTTCTTTAATTATAGATACAAATTCCTGAAAAGTTTTCATTTTTTATTTTTATTTAGAGATAATCCTTTCTCTTATGATGATCTGGAACAATTCTACCAAGAGTGACTGTCAGAAGCCCATCCTCAAAATCAACTGATCTAACTTCCGTATCATCAGAGAGTGTCCAGGAACGTGTAAATGACCGTTGAGCCAAACCCTTGTGGAGATAGTTGAACTCCGTTTCTTTATCTTCTTTTTGACCTTCAATAAAGAGTTTGCCGTCTTGAGTGTAGACATAAACCTCCTTCTTCTTAAATCCAGCAAGTGCAAGTTCAAGTCGCGATTCTACGTTGCTTACTTGAACTAGGTTGTAGGGGGGATAGTTAGAGGTTGTTTCGTGAATTTTAAAAATACGATCAAAGTATTCATCCATACCAATCGTATTGCGATTAATTCTTTCCAGCAAAGCAGGAAGATCCGCAGCCTGATACTTCATCAGATTAGTCATTATAGTAGCTCCTTTAAAAGCGAGGTTTGATTGTGTGATCCCTATAAGGCGATCAATATTATTTAATCATAAAACAAAAAGAGAAGCAAGGTAAAAACCGTACTTCTCTTTAGGGTGTTCCGACTTTTGTAGAGTGCCGCACGAATGGCACCAAACTATTTATTCGGTTTCTACTGCTTTTCCTTTCTTACCGATATTATACTTTTGCTCCAGAATCCAATCACCCTTGTCCTTATATGCAAGGACTTTAATTTGATTGAGTGGTGCAATATCAGAAACGGAATCTGCCTTTACGACAGTAATTAAACCCCAATCGGCAAGAAGACGTGCAATACGATTACGACGCTGAACATCATTCACAGTAAGATTTGCATGTTTACCATCAAGAGCAAACAGTTCCTTAAAGTGAACAATATAATATCTACCCTGCTTGTGAAGAATATGGCAGGATTGATAAAGTTTTTTCTCCTTTCTTGATGCAACTCCGATGCGAGTCAAAGTTTCACGAACTTTCAGAAAATCATCAGGTTCATTAAGAATCACCTCTACCATTTGGTCTTGAGACCATTCAACAGTAGGTTCTACCGTAGTAGTCATTTTTTTCCTCCAATATCAAGTCTTTGTTTGATGAAAGTTAGTTGTTCTTTTGTTAAGATTTTCAGTGCTTGAGATGCCTTTTCATTACTATAACCATAGTATGATTTAATACATTCTAAATCTGTAATCTTATCTTTACGGAGCCAGGGAGAAAATCTCTTCCGTTTCCTTAGACTATTTAGATAAAATGAATATTGCATATCTTTATCAAGTTGATGCATCATATTCATTTCATTTACAAAAAGAACACAATCAATATGTCCGGACAAACATTTATTAATAATATAAGGAGGATAATCTTTAATACTCTCCGACAAATCTTCTTTCGTAAAATTAATTGAGTCCAACCAGTCCTTCAATTCCATAATTAAAAAGCAAAAGTTCTTTACGTTGTTTTTGTTCTCGCATATATTCACCAACAGATCTCATCGTATACGTAAGATCAAACTCAACAGCATTCCAGTTCTTAAAACGATCCTTCACAAGTTGATCTGAATTATAACTGATCAATTGATCCATATTATTAGTATCGCAATCAGCAGCAAACTTATCGTGATCAAATCTTTTGTGCATTGATCCTTTGTTCCCATAGAGATTATCCTTAATATCATAAGGAGGATCGAGATACATAAAAGCACCTTTGTTCCCATCCATCAGATAATCATATGAATAGTTAGTTATACACCAATTAGCAATTAACTTGGAATACTCTGGCAATTTTCCAATTCCTCGCAAGGAAAAATTGGAGTTACTTGCTTGCTCTGAAAAAGATGAACTTTCGGTAAGACCACTAAAAGAGCATTTGTTAACAATATAGAAAGCGACAGCACGATTAAAGTTCGTTTCAGACTCATCATTTATATGCTCCTTTGACTTTAGAAAGAGTTCCCTTGCAAGTTCGGGAGTATTGTAAGCAACTTTACAATCAACCAATTCATTCTTCAGATCATTCCCAAACATCTGGAGTTGTTGCCAGAAGTTTACAAGAGGTTCATAAAGGTCATTTACCCAAATATTTAATCCAGGATACTTCTTTGTGATATAAATTGCAACGCTTCCCCCACCAAGAAATGGTTCACGGAACTCATCATAATTGCGAAGGTCGGGAAAATAAGGTCCCATCTTTGCGACTGCTCTACTTTTGCCGCCCGGATATCTCAAACAGGTTTTTAATTGTTTTTGACTAATTGGCATTCAATTTCTCCATAATCATTTCATACTTTTCTCGGCGTCTATTTCCAAGATAAGGTGCCATCAATTCAGTCCATCTTTTTGCTGCCTCACCCTGAAGACTAATATGATAGCAAGGTTTTTGTCCTGCTGCTTTGTGAACTGGTCCACCATCACTCCAAGTAATTTTTCTACCATCCATTATAACAGCAACTCGTTCCATAATATCTTGATCAGTCATAGACATCTTCATAACAAGGTAATCTTTTTCAGTATAAATTTTTCCATTAGGAAAAATTCTCGTTCTACCTTTTTTGTAAGACCAAGACCCCTCACCTTCCCATATACCAGTAACCCAAGCAAGTTCTGTTTCTGTTGGTTCTCTATGCTCGTAGATAGTGCCTTTAGCCATAACTTTTAAACTACTCCTTTACTAAATAGTAGTGGAGTAGTTTAACGAAATTCACATTCACACATAAGTTCTGTTAATGCTGCTAGGAGGTTAATTTCTTGGTCAGCCACGAACGCACATTGGTATTGATACTTAGCAATAACAAGAACGGCAGCAGGGATAGATGAGGGAACAAGGTGATCAAAAGCGGCGTCATAAACCCTGCGAAGTAGATGAGAAGCGTCGTTGTCCAAGTTACTGACCACCCACTTTCGGACTTCAGGAAAGTTTTTATCTTTGAGAGATTTGACAAGTTCATTTACAGAAACGTCTGAGAAAGATGCAAGAATGCCCGCGTCGATTTTTCCTCCTGCAGAATATCTTTGACATTCGTTGAGAACACGCCTGAAATCAGGAAAGTGCTTTGATACAAGTTCTGCAAGGACTTTTTGATCGTATTCAATCTTTTCCGAATCCAAGATTGATTGAAGTCGTTGAAAGAAACTTCCCGCAAGTTGCACTCGTTGCTTTCCTTTGATTGTGAAATCGATAACTGCGCATCGAGAGTGAAGAGGTTCAATGATTTTGTTTTTGTAGTTGCAGGTGAAGATGAATCGGCAGTTGTTATAAAATGCCTCAATATTCGCTCGTAGTAGGAGTTGAACATCATTACCGGTATTGTCTGCCTCATCGATGATGATGACTTTGTGTTTAGAAGATCCCGTAAGTGAGACGGTCGAAGCGAAGTTCTTTGCTTGATTCCGTACAGTATCCAGGAAACGTCCTTCGTCGGATCCGTTGATGACATAAAAATCTGCTCCCAACTCATTACACAATGCTTTTGCAATGGTAGTTTTACCAATACCAGGAGGACCTGCAAGAAGAAGGTTCGGAATCTCTCCTTTCTCTACAAACTCCTTAAATGTTTTTTTAGTTTCATCAGGAAGAATACAGTCATCAATTACTTGAGGACGATATTTTTCCACAAAAAGAAATTCACTTGTCATAATTTAGACCCAATCAGGTTTGCGTTCAGGCATACGGAGGTAATTATCAGACACCCAAGGCTTGGATGCAATATACCTCTTGTATGCTTCAAATGTATCAATAGTGTCGTCAAACTTCCATTCCTCAGGCATAGCACGAGCAAATGGAGTCACTTCTGTAATCTTGCCCCTGGGAAACAAATAGTATGCATCCACAAGAGTTTTATAACAGGAGTGAGTTTTATTATACCGCAGGCAGTATTCATCAGACAAGTTCAATCCCCACTTGATTAACCAGTAGGCATTATGGATGCTCTCCAGTGCCCACTTGGTGCAGGGATGATTGCGGAATGCTCCTTTCTCGGTCTTGTAGGGAGTTCCATCTGCCTTAGGGAGAGTGCCGTATCCGTGTCCCCACTTTTCTGATGCCACGATCGAAAGCATTTGACAACACTCTAGTGGCATCTTAACGATGTGCTTATCGGGGAGGCAAATGGCACTCTCAGCAGGGAATGGATTTGTAACGAAAATGTTCATCAACCAAATGTAGAATCAGGTTCCATAGCAATATGATACACGACATCAAATCCAGTATTCTTAAATCGTGACAGAAGTTTACTTGAAATTACTACCTCATAGTTTCCAGGAAGGATCTTAATATTTTCTACTTTGAAGTTAAAAGTAAAAACTTCATCAGTTTCACCCACAACTACAGAAAAGTCATTGGAAGTATCATTCTTCTTATCACGAACCACCAGTTTCACCACACCTGCTTCACCAACCACAGACAGGTCAGGAAGTTGATAAACAGCAGCAGCCTTAAGCAGTTTATCAAGTTCTTTGGTATCAAGAAGGAAACAAACGTCTTCAGAAGGAAGAACAATATCTTTATCTGGAGGAGTAACAATTACATTAGGATCAGCAAAGAAATATTTGGAACGTGATTTACCTTCTTTAATAACCACATAACTATCGTTTTGAAAATCAAGTTCTGCATTTTTATGCAGATTCAATCCATTCAAAAACTGGTTCAAATCATAGATTCCAAAATCTTTGGGAATTTCCTCTTCAATCTTCGCCTCTGCAAGGATGTTCTTCATTACAGAAATAGTTTTCAGACAATTTCCCTCCTTAAAAAGAATTGATTGATTAATTGAAGAAAAATTCTTTAGAAGTGTAAGAGTTTTATCAGAGAGTTTCATAGTTTTATCTTGGAGTTTCATGATCAATATGGAAAATCAGAAGTAGTATTCTTATGTAGACCTGCAAAATGATAAAGAAGAATACAGTAATGGATCGCTTTCAGAATGTCCATTTTCGATTTACCATTCTTTTTACCAAAACGAGACAGATACTTGATAGCATTTGATCGCGTGAATGGTTCAGCATCACCAATGCTTTCAATCAAATCCAAAGTTTGAGTTTTGGATTCTTGAGAAGTATAGTGTTGGTGATAAGTGCTGGAAAGATATTGCTCAATCTCTTTCAGAGTTTTGTCTTCTTCGTATTTCCAGAAACCATTCTTGTTAGTATCTTCAGTCATTTTAATAGTAAAATTTGAGAGTGAAATATGATCATCGCCCAATCCACCAGGAAGGCGAGAACCAGTAAAGGTAATAGTGTCTGTAGATGGGTAAGGATTTCCTGTCATGCTAATACCATCATACTCCCAGAAATCTTGATTTGGAATTGTACTTTTGTAAGTGCTCTCAAAATTTTCAGACATTTTGTTTCATAGTAAAAAGTAAAAAGAGGAGGCACATTGACCTCCTTATATCCTATCAGGATTGTTGTTGGTGGTCAAGGTCGTATGTCACATATTCACTTTCAGTAGTTTTGAACTCTGCGTCGATCTTGTCATACAACTCAACAAAAGTTGCTTTGGTTTCATCATCAAAACGATTAAGACAAACCTTGATTGCTTTGTCCTTCTTACCGAAGATAGAATATGCCTTGATGATATGAACCAGACGACGAGTGCTGATGACTTCATCAATACCACCATCGTTGAAGGTCTTACGAATAATCTCAGACCAGGTACAAAGGTGCTTGATAAAATCAGTATGCTCACCAATCATAGGAATATTAAGTGATTCTGCAACTTTAGTCAAGATTTTTGTTTCAACGCTGACAGTAGGATACTCCTGCTCAAAGGTGATAGGGAATCGTTCCAGGAATGCCTCGTTGAGAACGTTCGTGCCAATGAACCGACCGTCATCAGAACCTTTACCTTTGGTGTTTGCGGTTGCAATCACGTTGAAACCTGACTTGGGAACAACGTGCTTACCGATTTTCTTGAGGAAGACACCCTTACCCTCAAGAACAGATTGCAGACACATAATCTTGTTAGAAGCAAGGTCAACCTCATCCAGCAGAAGGATAGCACCACGTTCCATTGCTTCTACCACAGGACCATTATGCCACACGGTTTCACCATTCACCAATCGGAAACCACCAATCAGGTCATCCTCGTCAGTCTCAATAGTGATATTGACACGAATCAGTTCCCGACCAAGTTGGGCACAAGACTGTTCCACACCGAAAGTTTTTCCATTACCAGAAAGACCAGTGATGAAAGCAGGATAGAATAGACCAGACTGAATAACTTTCTTAATATCCGAAAAATTACCAAAGCTGACGAAGGTAGCATCTTTGTTGGGAATGAGATTTTGCACAACAGAGTTCATAGTTGCCACACCAGGAACCGTATCAGTTCCTTCTACAGCAGGAGAGTTGTAGGTTTCTTCAAGTTCTTGCACGGTTGCCTCCAGATTCCATTTACCACGACCCACTTTATACTGATTCAAGTATTTGGAAAGGGTCGCATACGAAGTGCCAATTTCATTTGCAACTTCTTTCACTGCATCGACACCAAACTCGGTGCCAAACTTTTCTTTCAGGATGGAGATTGCTTGGTCGATCATAATGTTAGATTTGGTAGGCATCGGTTTGTTTGATTACTCCGTAATCATAGCACAAAAAAAGGTGCCTCTGGAGCACCTTGGGACGGTTTGGGAAGTGGGTTTAGTTAAATTCCCAATAAATGCCGTTTATTGAGATTACAAGTATCAATTTCCTATTCCAAAATTATCATATTGTTGTTTTGTTGTGCCAATATAATAATTTTGAGCCATTCTTTGTGCTCTTTGTCTTCCAGTTTCATTTTGGGAAGGTTTTTTTGATTTCATAAACCTTCCACGTTTTGCTCTATATTTTTGTTTTGGAGTCAATCCACTTCCTGGTAGTTTTTCATCAGGTCCATATTCCCTTTCCATAATATTCTCTCTCCACTCTTCACTCATGTTCACCATAATTGCTTCTGCTGCTTCTGGTGTTTCAGCATATCCTTCATCAAGAAGATGTGAGAGGATAATGTCGTAGAGGTCTACTTGTTCTTTTCTAACCTTAACTTTTGGTCCTTTTGGTGCATTTGCTGCTAGGTAAATCTTTGCTGCTCTGTTTCTTTTCTTTTTATCATCAGAATCAGCAAGTTCATCAGACTTTTTCATCATACGACCATATGGTAATGGTTTTTCTCCTTCATCAAGTTTCTGATTTTCAACAACTTCCATATATGCTTCTTGAAGATTGCGAAGTTCTTGTGCGTCCATTTTTACAAATACTTTTTAGTTATTTATAAAAAAGGGGAGTATTAAATACTCCCCCAGGTGGTCAGTTGGGTGGTTTTGTCCAACCTTTGTATTCACTCCTTTTCCCCCTCAATAAGTCCCCAATACTATCTCTGGATAGATTATTTTTCTTTGAAAATTTAGTGATGTTAATAAATTCTACCATTTCATTCTTTGGAGATAAAAGTTTATGTTTTTTTATTGGGTTGGTATATAAAGTCCATCCACTAGTTTGTTTTATCTCACCAGATACTAAAGAAAATAATAACCATTTACGCAGACCATACTTGGAGCAAAACGTTCTATCACTTGTATTCCAGATAACAATTTTACCTTCGGGAGATACAAGTTTATATTCTTCAAATTTAGATTCTAGGGAATGCCATCCGTTATTGCAGAATTTTCTTCTTCCAATCATAACATTGTATACGTTGGTTTTTGATAGATTATTCTTATCACAAAATTCATCAATATCACCAAAGCAGAATAGTTCCCCAGTTGAATTCCTAATATAAAAAATTTTGCACGATAGAGGTCTATCTGGATGTGTCCACCCTTTGTGGGATATTCTTTTCCCAGATAAAATCTGGGAAATAACTTCTTGTATTAAGTTATACTTTTCACAAAAATTCCCTATGTGATGTCCAGAAACTAATTCTAATTGAGGACTTACAAGTTCAAATGATTTAGAAAATCTTCTTGAAACAATCTGTTTTCTCTCTTCACTCAAAATACTTCCAGAGACACCATCTCCACCATCAGTCATATTAATGAGAATCCCTGTTTTCAAATCTTTTCTACCAAAAAGAGAAATCATATAGACTTCGTGACTAAATGCTTCCTCTTCGGTAAGATTTTTCTTCAGAAATATTATTCTATTTTTATCAATAGAACCATTTTTTAATTTTGGTCTAAAGTCTTTCTGACCCTTTCTCTTATGCTTTTCGTATAATCTTTTACCTTGCCCCTTACCGATGTAGTAAGGGGTGCCATCCTCTCTCAAGTAAGCATAGGTATAAAAATTCATAGAAATTATGCAATGGTGGTGATAAAATTGGAAAGAAGTTTTTTATTTGTTTTCTTTTTGCCCAACATTTTAGAAAAACTGCTCTTGATTTGTGCTTTTGTTGCATTCTCGGGAACAGAAAACTCCTCATCTTGCGCAAGAGAGTTAGCAGCAATCACATTGAATTGGTCAAATCCAGTGTCTTGGAATTGAACACAACCTTGCTTACGGAACTCACCCTTGACTTTTTCATAGTTCTCTACACCAGTTCCATACCAACGATGACACATTGCGAAATCACGTCCAGGAGTGATGCGGAAGTTAATCACATTCACAGTTGGGAACCTGTCTTTCACCGTTTGTAGGAGAACTTTGGCATAACGAGGGAAGTTATCATAATCCAGAGAAGAATAAACACGACCAGTCTTCCTATCACGAATAGCAGTGCGAGGATACTTTGTATTCCCAACGTAGGAAGGAGAATCAGGATAACGACCCTTACGTTCAACCGTCACGGAATTCTGGTATCCCTCACCATCAGTCAGGAAGATAACATTCACCTTCTGCAATTTATTCTTTGCCTGAAAATCAGGAATCAGAGAATGAAGTGCCATCAGACTTTCGCCAATAGGAGAACCCGAAAGATCCAAGTGAGGAGGAACAGCACCACTGCGTTTCTGATAAGACCAGCAAGCACACCAGATATTCTTGAGTTGTTCTTCAAGAACACGATTATTGGTTTTGCTGGTGAAGAAATTCATCAGACGGAATGATTGTTCGGGCGCAAGAACACCAGGAACTTTATCATACACAGGAGGATGATTCGGTTGGAGTTCCATATAAGAATGTGCATCCAGAGTGAAAGCATACACTTCAAAGGGAATGTTCACCTTACGGCAGAACCAAATGAGATTCAGCAGTTGCTTGTAAGCATCCAGAATAAACTCACTCATTGAACCAGACCAGTCAAGAATGAAGATGAGACCATGATTCTTACCATCAGGGACCACAGAAATCTTCTTGAACAGGTCTTCGTTGAACTTATAGGTATGGAGTTTGGAAGTATCCAGAACACCAGTGCGAGCAGTGCTAGAACGAGCATACTGGTCAGCAGACTTCTTGCACTCAAACTCTTTTACCAGATAAGAAACTTCTTTCTCTGCAGATTTCTTGTAGGTATTGTATTCCTGACAAGCAACCTTGAAGGTTTCTGCAACATAAGTTCCCTTCATCTCATAGTATTCCTTTGCTTTTGCGTGAATAAAGTCATTAGGAATCACCATCGTCTCAAGATTCATCTTGGGAAGTTCCACATAGTTAGTTTCTTGTGCAAACTTATCCACAAGGTCTTGAGACTTTTCATCAAAGGAACGAGAAGTCTTGGAAGTCATCTCATCATGATTAGTTTTCTCGTGCTTATTGCTTGCTTCCTGACCGAAACCACCACCATTCGGTGCTTCCATAGACTTATTCAGGTCATCACCAAAGGATTCACCTTCAGATTGAGACTGACCCTGTGAATCTTGCTGAAGATTACTTTGGTTCTGTCCATCTTGGTTCTCTCCATCTTGGGAAGAAGAGTTCTCTGGACCTTCTACTTCTTCACCACCAGGACCAGACATTTCTTCCCCACCACCTTGAGTGGGCATATTATCTACCTTTTGACGTTTGTATTGAACAAACTCCGTGATTTGACGAGCAAGTTGCAGCACTTCATCAAACGTTTCGGTCTGAATTGCACGAGTCAGAAACTCGTTCTCTTCATCAGAGAAAGCAATGTTATGAAATGCACCAATCTTGTAATACAGATTGATTCGGTCAATGAAAGTCAGTTCATCCAGGTTCTCTTCCTTGGTTGAAAAGAAGTCACCAGAATTCAATTCATTATAACCATTATAGAAAGTCCGAGAAAGACCAGGATACTTTTTCTTCATCAGACGTTCTACACGAACATCCTCAAGAACATTCACAAAGTCTTTAGGAACTTCGGGATAATCTACAGTCCAGTCAATATTATCGGTGAACAGTGCGTGTCCAACTTCGTGTCCTACCAAAAGGTCATAGACAGTCGCAGATGCTTTATCCCAGGTAGGAAGAGTCAGAACACGACGGTCCACATCGAACATTGCAGTCGGAACTTTCTTGTGTTCGATAATCAGGTTTTCAGTTGCCAGACATTTGGCAAGAGAACCCTTGACTTCTAGATTAACGGACATCTGGTGTGCTTTTGAACTTCTAATATTGTAGCAGCAGTTCTTTGCAAATGTCTGCTACAATAGACAGATTTAAAAGTGGTTCAGATATTAACGACCATCCTACTAAATCCTTTTATTTTTTCAAATTTTATAACTTGTTCAAATCTATCCTCTAGTCCGGTTTTGTGGGAGATTACGAAAATATTAGCATCTTTGATTACATAACGAATAATCTTAAGAAACTCTTCCGTTCCAAATCCATCAAGTGAACTATCAAATACTTCATCCATAATGAGAAGATTTGTATTAACTGAGTTCTTCATTCTAGCAACTTCTCTCCAAGTGAAAAGAAGTGCAATGTCGATTCTCATTTTTTCCCCCTCACTAAAAGAAGCATAGGAGAAATCTTCATGAATAGGTGACTGGACGGTTTCGTTAAATTCCTCATCAAGAGTGAAGTTAATATAAAAATCCATCATCTGAAGATAACGGTTAACTTGCTGATTTATCAGAGGCAAATACTTCTTAATGATTTTGGTTTTTACTCCACCGTCTTTGAGCAAACTATACGAAAAATCGTAATAGTTGATTGCGTCTTTTTTAGAAGCGAGTTCGTCGTATGTAGTTTTTAAGTTTTCTTTGAAGGATTCTAACTTCTCATGTTCAGAATTTCTGTTTGCAAGGTTCTCGGTAAGAACTTGAATTTCTTGTTCAAGATTTCTGATTTGCCTTCGCAATCCATTAATCTTAATATTGTTTTGAGAAATGCCATTCGTTAAGTTTGAAATCTCCTTCGATAGAGTATTGAATTGACGCTCTCGCTCTTCCTCCTCTTTAATTGCCTCCTCCAGTTCTTTATAACCAGATTGCAACTCTTTTGCTTTATTTTGAGCGTCTGTAATTCTATTTATTCTAAACTCTTCATCAATTGATTGTGTGCAGGTGGGGCAGACCGTATTCTCACTAAAGAACTTATGCTCTTTAGTAATCATAGATACTTTTTGAGAGATCTTTCCTTTAAGATTTCCCAGTTTACGGAGTTTCTCTGCATATCCTGTGATAGCATCTTGCTCACGAATAAGTACTCTAAGAGGTTCTTCTACGGACTCGTTTTCCCGAGTATAATTGCCAATTTCTTCATCTAAATTGGCAATCTTTTCTTTATTGGCATTTATGTTGGCATTTCCACGGTTTTCAAGTTCTTCAATAAACTCTTTCTGCATCTTAACTTTATCACTGAGAGATTCTTTCTTCAATTCAAAAGTTTTTATTTCATCCTTAATGGAACGAATCTTTTGTTTAATGACAAGATTCATAGAAGAAAAAATCTTAATATCTAGAAGATCTTCAATCACCTCACGACGATGAGCAGATGAAAGTTGCATGAAAGGAACAAAAGTACTAGACCCAAGAATTACAATCTGAGTAAAAGACTTATAATTCATTTTTAAAACATTTTGTTCCAACCATTTTTGTTGGTCCAATGCTGCTGATGATTGATCCAAAAGAGAATTATCACGATAAATTTCGAAAATATTTGGTTTAATACCCCTTACTACTTTCCAAGAAATATTACCAATATCAAACTCAACTTCAACTCTACAATCTCTATCATTTACAGAATTAATAAGTTGTGGTTTATTAATCTTACGAAATGGTTTGCCAAACAAAGAAAAAGTAAGTGCATCAAGAACAGTACTTTTTCCTGCTCCATTAGAACCTATGATTAGATTTGTTTTATTTTTTGTAAAATCTACTTCTGTGTATTGATTGCCAGTACTTAAGAAATTGCGCCATTTTATAGTTTTAAAAATAATCATAAGTCACATTATTTGGAGGAATAACAATATCATCCGGAGTTATTATAGTGTATTGATAATCATGAAGTTCACAAGTTTTTATCATTACATGATCTTCTATTTCAATTACATGCATTTCTGGGTATCCATCTTCTTCTAACATCATGGCATATCTCATAGCATCATCTTCCTCTTGAAACAAATAAAGGATATGCTCACCTTCATCGTTCATTACAGAATATGCACCTTCCTTTTCTCTACCATTGATTGTTAGAATAAACATTAAATCAGTTCACATGCCTCTTGATATACTTCTTGAAGTAGTTTTTGAACTACTGATTTATCAAGATTAACTTCTGCCTCCTCAATATATCTATTCAGGATTGAAAGTGTATCTTCAGATTCAAATGCTTCAAAATCTTCAGATTCTTGAATATTAAAATTCTCAATTACTTTAAGTTCTGCAACATTATCTGCATAAAGTTTATCAATAAATTTTTCAAACTTTTTAGTATCTGATTTTTTGCGAACAACTACTTTTACAATTTTATTTTCATACTCCCTAGTATCAAAAGTTTGATAATTTTCATCTTCATAATAGATATTATAAAAAAGTCTATAAGGATTATTGATTGGTTCGTGAGTTATTGTTTCAGTATCAAAAATATGAAATCCTCTCGTATCTCCAACGTCTGCCCAAAACATCTCATAAGGATTTCCAAGATAATAAACTACACCATTGTCCGATCTAGTGTGATAGTGTCCCGAGTAGACTCTGGAGAACTTACCAAATAGTTTGCTTTCCAAACCATGCTCCATGACGATTTGTTTATTAACTCTAAATCCTTGGAGTTCAAGATGCCCCATCGCGCACGGGCAAGTTGTCTTTTCAATAAGTTTAAGAGTTTTTGCTTCATTTTCTTGATTAATCCAAGGTATAAAAAGTACGGGTAGTTGACCCAACATCACTTCTGTTGGGTCAGAATAAACGGTTACGTTATCATATTCACGCAGAAGCAAGTCAACCGCATTTACATTATTAGTATTCTTATAGTAAGATGTATGATTACCAACAATTGTATGAACTTTTACTCCCATTTCTTGGAGACGGTCATAATAATTATTTTTAGCCCAAGAAAGAGCAGAAAAGTCAATACCTTTACGACTATCAAAAGTATCTCCCATGTCTACAACAGTAGTAATCCCTTGCTCTTCGAGTGTAGGGAAAAATACATCATTGTAAAACTTTAGAAAATAATCATGAAAGAGTTTAGAATTCTTACGACATCCGAAGTGCTGGTCTGTAATAATTGCGACTTTCATATCATTCAGAGTGTTGTTTCAAGTATAGCATAGCACCTTGTAGTAAGTCAATGCTATCATAAAAGTGTCCCAATCCACTATTACAGGTATCACAGAGCAATCCTCTAACTTTACCAGTTGTGTGATCGTGGTCAATAGACAAAACTCCCTTTGAGGAGGATTTTTCTGGTTTACCACATATAGCACAAACACAGTTTTGTTGTATGAGAATATCATCATATTGCTCAACTGTCAATCCATATAAAGAAATTTGTTGCTTTCTATTTCTTTTTCTTTTTTCTTCAAGACTTAATAAATTATATCTTTTTCTATTAGAAGCATTTACTTTTTCCCTATTTTTTTGAACCCATTCTTTTACATCACCATTCTCAAATCTTTTTATTGAATTCTCTTTAGTACAATTAACACATCCTGTCATAGAAGTATATCTCAAAGTATTTCTGCATTTTTTGCATGGTTTGCCTTGATAAAACTTTTCACCTTTTTCTGCAGCAATTTGTCTTGGGTGCATTAGATTTAAACTATAATACTATAATATTTATAAAATAAAATATTATAGTTTAATATCTCAACTTACTATGTACACCATCTTTAATTGAGTTGTAATCGGAATAGTTCCCGCCGTCAACATTGTTATCGTCAGTGAAGACTTCAGAATACCCAGAACGCTCAAGGATTTTGTTTTTGATTTCCAATTGACGCTTCTCTCTTTGGATTCTGCGAAGGAAAGCGTAATGAATGATTTGAGTGAAGTATGCAAAAGGGTTTTGTGACTTCTCTGGATTGAAGTTATGAATGTATTGAACGCAATTCTCAATACCATCAGAAATCATATCTTCCTTAAACATATAGTTCACGAAGTTTGGTTTGAATGATAAGTGATTAGCAATCTTCAGGAAACACTCTCCAATGTAGCGGGGAATGGGGGGCTTTGGTTTTCCTTGAATCTCTGCAATTTCTTTATCTTCGCGGTACTTAATTAGAGCAGCAAGAAACTCTTTGTTGTTGACGTAATGCTCTGACCTCTTTCTTTTGGTCATGACTGCTGTGGTTATCATAAGTTTTTATCATTATTATGTATAGATTATACCATTTATAAAAATGCTTGACAAGGTGCTTCAAACCCTGTACAATTACCTTTGTGGAGGTTCAAAAGATTAGATTTAGCTATTTTTATAAAGCTTCTCTAAAATCTCTTTAGCATCATTCACATTAGCAATATACCCCATTCTACGATTGATCTGAGAATGTTTACTTGAATTATTCTTACTTTCTTGACGTATGTAATTTTGATACATCATTATCATTTCAACATCAGAAGATTCAGACATTGTGATGACATCTTCTAAGTTAATAATAAACATATCATCAGTCGTAGTTTTTAACCAAGGTTCTAATTTATATCCAACAACACCTAATTTTGTTTTAATCTCACTTACAATAATTGGATTACTAACTATCAACATAGTTCTATCTTCTTCTTCAGAGGCTGCTACTTTAGCAAAGATCTCTTCACCTGTTTTTAATTTAAGTGTGCAGTAAAAATCATCTTCAATTCCCATTTAGTTGTTCCTCCTTTCTTTTCTTCCACCATAACTTTGCTGCTTCACTTTTATTTTTTCTGTGTTCTTCTGATAATGGTTTGCCTCTCCTGGATGCACCAGATTTTGGATTAGGTTTTCCTAAATGAGATTTACTCATATTTTCTCTTGATTTTTTTGAGTGAATTCTTCCTCTATTTGCATTACCGATTTTAATTTTAGTTTCTTCACTTTGAATTTTTCCCTTCATAGCACCACCACCTATTCCACCATTAGATTTGTTGTGAAGAATTCCAGTTTCCAAATCCTTTCTCCCAAGAATTGATATCATGTAAACTTCATGTTTAAATGCATCTTCTTCTGTTAAATTTTTCTTTAAGAATATTCTTCTTTCTTTTGATGGGGGATTAAAAATCCTATTAGATTTTGAATGAATACGATTATCTTTTCCTTTACCAATATAATAAGGAGTTCCATCTTCTCTAAGGTATGCGTAAGTGTAATAGTTCATTTTTTCTTAAGTTGTATGGTGGTTATTTCATAGTTAAAATTTTCTTCATTATAGATTTTGATTCTTTCAATAAGGTGATTTAAAGTATAATTTTTCCTAGAATTATAACTACAATCATCAGCAATATCGTAAAGAACCGCTTTAGTTTTATTTCTTCCTTTTCTTAAAACTCTTCCGATTGATTGGAGATTTCGGATTCTTGATTTACTAGGGGAAGCAAAGATAACGTTATGTAGATTTCTAATGTTAATACCAGTAGAAAAAGTGCCGTAAGAAGCAACGATGATTGCATTGTTTTCTCTCTCTGTAATTTCTCTGACTAATTCTCTTTCTTCGGTATCAACACCACCATGAATGAAAAATACTTTACGATCACCTCGCTTATTAGTATTTATCTTTTCGTAGAGTATTGCTCCATGTGCCTCTACTCTAGAAAATAATACCAAAGTGTTTCCTTTTAAATCCAAAGAAAGATTTGTAATAAATTTATTTCTTTGTTCGTGTGATATTAGATATTGTATTTCATCTTCATAGTTTTCAAATTTTTGCGGTGGATGTTTGAGAACAATGCACTGAATATCTAATTGCGAAAGATGTCCTTGTCTCATCAGTTCATCAGTTTTGGTTACTTTATATGACGGACCAAACAATCCTTCAAGAACCCATTTGTGGGTTTGAGTTCCATCTAGAGTTCCAGTAAATCCAAACCGATACTTTGCATGATGAAGTTTTGTCATAATTTCAATAAGAGATTTGCTCTTGAATAAATGAGCCTCATCTCCTATAATTACGCTATAATCTTCAAAGAATGAACGCTCTAATTTATAAACAGATTGCCAAGTAGTAATCGTAACCGGATGTTCATTTGTTTTTTCTCTACCAGAATAGATTCTGTGACAATATGAATCAACATCCCAACCATAATCCTGAAAATCCTTATACATCTGCTCTACTAGCGATGTCGTCGGAACAACTAAAAGAATTTTTTGTCCTTTATCTACATAATATCTTACGATTGAATAAATCATCAGAGATTTGCCTGAGGCAGTTGGTGATATCAGCAGTTTTCGGTTGTGTCTTAAAGCATCATATACTCCCTCAATTTGATATTGACGTGGAGAATGAGAACATATAGATGCCATATAATCCTTGACACCTTCATATGAGATATTTTCATTTACCTCAAAAGGTTGTCCATAGAATTTATTTTCTTTGAACTGATATTGATAGTTGTGTATAGAAAGTTTGTCAATTACCTTATCAAGCAATCCGGCATAAATTTCTCCGGTGTGAGTGCTTAGTAGTCTGATTTTTCCGTCCCAGTGTCGGCTTCTATACTGAGACATGAATTTTGCAGACTCAACTTCAAAAGTAAAATATGGTTGAAGTTCATGTAGAATATGTGGTTCGCATTGAAGTTTTAGGAAAACTTCATTTTTCTTTTCAATAATTACGTCACTCATAGCATTATGATTGCTATGAGTATTTATTTACCCTAGTCCAGACTGAAAACGAACAAACTCAATTGAATTTTTAATTTGATATGTCCTATTCTGAATCATTTTGAGAATGCTTTCAATATAAACCAACATAGTATCATAATAATCTATCTTTAGACACACTGTAGATAATTTCTCATCCGCATCAAGATATTTTTGCATCGTATCTTTATCACGAATTTTCTTTGGAAAGGGATTATCTACATATATTTCTGGATCTGCTTTACCCGAATAATATTCATATCTTTCGTGTCTGATATTTCTTTTTTGTTGTTCCGCCTTTTTTCTTAAGAGAAATATAGTATTATAAAGTTCAAAATATTTTGCATGAAGAATGGGAATATTTAAAGATTCTGTATGAAGATTATCAATGTCCATCTTAGAATCTTGTTCCCACATTTTTTGAATGGTATCAAGATCAAAACTCATAAAGGATCACCATTTAAATCAGTTATATTGAACATAGTATACTTGAAAGATACCTCTGCTGTAAAGTATTGAATATCAGTGTCTGTAGCATCAAATTGTAACGTTGTCAAATTGTACGGAAATAAATCTTTAAATTTAATTTTAAAGTTTGTATTTTGGCTGCTTGTAAGAACATTTAATGTTCCATCAGAATACAAATTTAACTGTCCTTTTGTCGGTTGATCTAAATTTGGATTTGATGCTTGTAAATTGTAAATTTCTTCTAATGATTCTGGAAATCCAAGACCGCGAATCCAATTGGAAATTTCATTGTAGTTTTCTAAATCTTCATCAACTAAAAATCGAAGAGTAAAATCTTCGAAATCTATTTTTTCCCCAGGTTGAGGAATATCTCTTAGATATGTTGGTTGATTTGCAATACCTAAAGTTAATCCTGGTATATTTGCCGAATTACTAAAAAAAGCAGTTTTTGGTGCCCTATTTAAGATAAATTTAAACCCAACTGGAGATAAAAAGTTTCTATTTTTTATCTGGTTTTTAAAAATGTTCGTTGCCATTTTTTTAATTATTTAGATAAAAAAAGAGGATCCCGAAGGATCCTCTGAATAACTCTGTGAATTTAAATCACATGAGATTTTTCACAGCAACACGTCTGTAATAACGGTTCTGGTTGGTCTGAAGACGGCCAAGACCCTGATTGGTTCCTTCTGCAAATGGGTTAGCAACAAGACCATAACGGGTCTTAAAGCCAATCTTAGGCTGGAAGGAGTTCTCACCAACGGCACGAACCATTTGGAGAGGAACATAAGGACAATAGAAGAGTCCAGCGTCATAAGGTGAAGAACCCTTATAACCAACAACATAGTACTGGTTGCCTGGAGTTCCGTTTGCGGAAGTTAGGTTAGCAGAATATGGGTCGATGTAGACGCGGAATTTGCCCATCAGAGTACCAGCAAAAGTATTGCCAGTATCATCAACGTTCAGGTTAGCGTTGAGTGCTGGGGTGTAATCGAGAACACCAGCCATGGTCAGTGCTGAAGCAACGTCAGCAGAGCACATGATGATGTTGCCCTTTCCACGACGAGTTCTCTGAGCGATTGCGTTAGCATCACGCTCAATCTGGAACAGAAGACCCTTGAACTTCTCAACAGACCAACGACCATTGGAGTCGATGTCTAGGTCGAAAATACCAGGAGTTGCAACGTTTTGTACAGCACCTTGCTCAGCAACCTTATAGATGGTTCTGATAACTTCGCGGTTGATCTCGGCAAGAATCTCAGTTGAGAGAATGTTTGCGAGTTCCGCTTCAGCATTCAGACCATGGATTGCCTTAAGGTCTTGAGCAAGCTCAAGTGAGTACTCAGCCTTCAGTGCGCGTGACTTTGCAGTAACAGTAACTTTCTCGATCGAGAAAGCCATCTGGTTGAATGCATCATTCGCAGAACCGTCAAGGTTCTCTGCATCACCGGTGACCATTCCTTGGCCTACATTATATCCAAGTGATGAACCAGTTCCAACTGGGTTTAATACGCTTGGATTGCTACCCGATTGAGTGGTAGTACCCATACCAACGTTGGCATCGGTAAATCCAGCAGATTCGTCAAATCCATAATCCTGACCAGAGAATGCACTATCAGCTTCATTATAGAAGGCTTCACTTCTTGCGCCTTCTTTGTAGTACTGAGAACGCATTGCAAAGATGAGTCCAGTAGGACCACTCATTGGTTGAACGCCAGCGAGGTCATAAGCGACCAGGTTAGGCATTGAACGTCTGATCAGTGAGATCAGAACGGGATCGAAACCAGCGTTAGGACCAGCAGCAAGACCAGCACCACCACCGAAACCACCACCAGCACCAGCAGCGTTAGCTGACATGGTTGGTGATTCCATTAAGTTGGATAGATTTCCAGCTTGGAATGACTGCTCTTCTCTTAAAAATCTTTCTTGGTTTTCTAGCAGGACAGCGGTTACAGCCTTACGATGCGAATCTTTGATTGGATCAAGACCCTCATAGTTGAGGAGAGGTGCCCACTTTTCCTGCAGATGCTCGGAATGGAACATTTGCTTTTTACCTTTTACTAAAGTGCGTTTTTGTGTTTGAATTATATTAAATTCAATTATTTGCTGAATGCTGAAAGAGTCTTCAGATAAGCAGCCATTGAATCAGAAACATGTTCTGGTGTCATTTCGGTGCTTTCCGATAGAGTTTCAGTTTTAGCCAATGGAGAAACTACTCTTGAAGGAAAATATGATTCCTTCAATGTCTCCAGTTTTTCACGATATTCTATTTCACTTTCAAACTCAACACTTTCGGCAAGTGAAGCGAGCTTGTCTTTCTGAGTGTCTGCAAGACCATCAGCGACCTGTTCAAAGATTCCATCAGCAACCGACTCTGCGAGACGCTTGTTTAGGAAAACGTTTTTCTCAATTTGCTCGTTGAGTTTTGTCTCCATATCATCAAGTTTTTCTACCATGCTCTCAAGCACATCATATTTATCTTCAGGGATTGTTACATAATGTTCTTCAAAAAGACCCTTCATTCCTTGGAGGAATGATTCGGTCATCTCGGTCTTAAGACCATTTTCGATTACGAGTGAGTTTTCATTAAACCACTCATCAGCAACATACTCTAAATAAGAGTCTACGCGCTCTGCAAGTTCAGTCTTAATTTCTTCAACTTCCTCTGCGAGAGCAACTGCATACTGCTCTTCAATTTTTTCTTGAATCTGAAAAACTTTAGAGCGAAGAGCAGCTTCGAAGATGGTACGTGCCTTATCTTGAAACTCTTCGGAAAGATTTTCGCCTTCAAGAAGAGCATTTACATCTTCATCGATGTCAAACTCTTCCTCTACTTCTTCTTCATCTTCATCTTCTTCATCATCTTCATCATCTTCTTCATCATCATTTTTGTGCTTTGCTTCTACAATCTCTTCTTCATCATATTCTTCATTCTCTTCCTCGATGAGGTCTTCATCTTCGAGTTCTTCTTCTTCTTTTACACCTTTCATTGCTTCAGCTGGCTTAGCACTCTTATTCACAACATCCTTAACTTGCTTAAGAGTTGCGCCTGGGGTTTTCAGCCTTGCCGAATCATCATCTGGACGATAATTGGAAGGATCTGGTCCTCCAAGATCTTCCCATCCTCCAGTTTGTCCTGGCGTTGCGCCAGAAAGATGTGGCATTGCATCCGCTGCTTTTGCATTAGCATTAACAGCGGTTCTGGATTGCTTTGTGCCTACTTCCATTTCTTGTAAATCTCCACGAGACATTTGAACTCTCCGTTTAACCTTACGTTATAAACTATATTTATTTATAATTTAATAAATTACAATGAGTTTAAAAACTCATTGAATAGACTCAGTTTATATTGTTCTAGAATACCTTTGTCTACATATATATTGATTTTTTTCTCAAAGTTAGCAACTTTTTGCTCTAGAACTCCATTATTCCATATCCATTCAACACCTTCCATGATTCCCTGAACAAAAGCATCAGGTGCAGAAGGATCTGCTACAATATCAGCAGCAGTTGCGAGCATAAAATCTTCGCCGACTTCTTTGTATCCTTTGCTGTTTTCTCTTAGTGATCCAATACCACGAGAAGAAACGCCAAGACATACTCCATCTTTGAGTAGAGATTCTGCAATCTTACCCATAGGAGTTGAAAGAATTTGTGCTTTGCCGATGAAATTGTTACCTTCACGACATAGTTCAACAATCTTGTGAGAAACTCTATCAAGGTTTACGGTTGGACCATCTGGGTGTCCAAGTTCACCTAAAGCACGTCCTTTTTGAACGTACTGTTCGGTATAACGCTGCACTTCTCTTTCCATAATGGACATGGGATACATACGTCCATTGCGATTTACGCATTCTGCTTGTAGGAATGGACCTTTAATATAAAGTTTTTGATTTTTTCCAGTTCCTTCTTTAAGAACTTCTACCTTTTCGATTTCTTCCGTAATGAGTTTCATCAGGCGTCTCCCGTGATTTGTACTTGTTGGTAATAGAGAGTTCCTGCGCCAGCACCATAGGCAGAAACTTTATTTGATGCTGTTACTGATGCATCTGATGGTCCAAATGCAGTTGAAATACCACTTGAATTATGTGCAACCGTCATTCTTGTATGATAATATCCATTCACTCCTTGCGTAGTATTCACTGACAAAACTTCTTTATGAGTGAAATCATAATATGATTGACCTGTTGCACTTAAGCTGACATAATCACCAACACCAAATGGAACTTGTGTTCCTTCTGGAACAGTTACGATTGTAGTAGTTCCTGTTGTTACACCAACTACACGATTAGATGCTTTAGTCAGAGCAAGAGTTGCTGTTCCACCTGCAGGAACATAATAATCAGCATTAGTTGCAGAAGGAGTTGATCCTACTGCAATATGAGCACCTGCAGTAACAGCGACAACTCTCAAAACACTTGATTGAACTGAAAATGTGGATGATGTGGATGCAGCTCCTGCAGTAAATGCAAACGATGCTCCAGCTCCAACTGGTCTATGAGCCATTATTTTTTATAGTACACTTTTAGTTATTTATAAATTGCAATTACCTACTGATTTCTTCCCAGTCCATAGATGCGTGAATATCTGCACCATTGGCATCAGAAGCACATACGATAGAAAGTTCATAAGGTGTTCCAGTTAGTGCATTTCTTTCTAACTGAAACTTAAATAATGCCTCTTTAAGAATATCTACTGATGATGAACCTTGATTGGAACCATACGTATATCCAGATGCTAGTATTCTTCCACCAGTATAAGTTCCTCCACCAATCTTATATTCAACAGAACTATCACCACCAGCATCAGTCCAAGTTCCACCATTAGATGTTCCAGATGCTCTTACTTGCCAGTTATAGGTTGCATTGTTTGTAATACCTAAAATAGAAAGTGCAGTTAGAATTACGATTGCATCTAATCTATTTGGAGTTGCTTTAAGACGAATTGATGCAACTGTATAATAAGTTCCTGCTGTTGTTAAATCAACTGGTGTTTGGACTGGTGTTCCTATTGCTTGTTGCAATCCACGAAGTTCATAACCACCCTCTGAAATTACAGTAGAACAAACTTGTTTAAGTGTACTTGCACTGGTTGTAATTCCAGTGTTTGCAATTTCATATCTTAATGGTAGTGATGCTGTTGTAATATAAGTTGATGAAATTAGGTTTGCGTGATGGAATGTGTGGCAAAGAATAAACTTACCATCAATTATAAATCCAACTCTTACATCTCCAACTCCTAACCATTCAATATCCATCCAAAAGATTTGTGCTTTGGAAATATCTAATGTAATACCTGATGTGCCAGTCCCATCTAATTTATCATATAACCAAGATGATTGTGGTATGCGAGTTTCTGATGTAATTCCAGATACTATACTTCTTTCTACAAAATTTACAGTAGAACCATCAACTTCAAAATAAATTCCATTATCTGCACCATAATATCCTGCCCTTTGACGAAGATTTGTCTTCTTGGGGTTCATTACAACTGTATTCATTACAAGTAATGATTTTCCTGGTTGATATGAGAATACTTTTGTCGTTTCTCTGATGACTGATGCGGTACTTCCCACCCCAACAGTCATATTAATCAAACCTTCTGCTGTTGAAAAACCAACTGTAGAACCACTGCCGACAATTAAACCACTCCAAAGATTATTATCTCTATATCTGTGAGATGAATCAAAAAGTGTAAGTGGAGATGATGTCCTTTGTCTACCAAATGCATCAGTTGATGTTGTAGGTAAAATAACTGATACTGTTGATGATGTAGAAATTCCCATTGTTCCAGTAACTGGAAATGGGTTTTGGAGACTAACTATTTGACCGTCACTTGTTGCAACTCCAACAACTTCAAATAGAGATCTTTCTTGATTTAAATAATCTTGAGTTGTTATATTCCACTGAGCCATTTATCAATCAATCCATTCTAACTTTGATGGGTGGTATCTTTGTACGTTTTTAATGTTAAAGTTTTTTTCCATCACTGGATAAATTTGATGAACAACTGCTCCTGGATAATCAGATTGCAGTTGCTCACCTAGTTCTCTTGGAGAAGGAACTCCAGTTTTAGTGACTAACTCTAAACGATATAGACTTCCTTGCCACATAACATCAGCAACATATCCTTCGCCGACTTGTTGTGGTTGTTCTGGTTGAGCACCAATATAAAGATTTCCTGTGAAATCGCCAGCAATATTAACTGATTCTGAGATAAATTGCTTGAAAGATTTCATATCATTCCTCTTCTTGGGCAAACATACTAGATGCTACTGTAGGACGAAATTCATCAATTTTTTCTGCTGATTTGGCAAAAAGTAGTTGTTTAATTTTATCGCTAATCTGAGAGGGTGACTCGTCAGATGCAATCATATCCATAAGATCATCCATTTTAATACCTATCAATAATCGTTTTTATTTATATCTCACCGCCTTTGGGCATTTCTACTTGTTTTCCACTTGCCTCAGTTGTTTTTCCTTGTGCTTCCAAATCCGGTTCCATCACTGGTTGACCCAAATCCATTTGTGCAGTTTGATCTAATGGTAAACCAGTTTGTGGGTCTACTGGTTGACTAGGATCAGGAATAATTCCATCTTTGATTTCTTTTTTAATAATTGCATCTTGCTCAATAATTTCAATATCAGTTTGGCGAAGAATTTTACGACGAACATAATCCTGAGAGAAGTACTTACCAACGTAAGGTTCAGCAATTTGAACCATATTTAATCTCTCGTTCAATAGCTCTGCATCCTTAAGTTCTGCAAAATGATTATCATAGAGGAAATCATACTGGATATGCTCACTCATGATCTCCCAATCTTCAGGAGTAATGATGTTCTTAAGAATTAATTGAGTTCTTAACATGTCATGGAACATATAAGAGAATCTTTTTCTCAGACGAGCAACGAACTTACTAAACTTTACTTCATCTCTTAAGATTTCAGATGAACGTCCAAGATTAAATCCACTGTCTCCACCAATTCTTGTTGTAGGAACATTTAAAGATCTATAAAGTTTTTCTTGAAAATAATTAATATCAGTAATTTCTCCAAGGTTTTGTCCACCTGGAAGTGTAGAAATTTCTGTTCCTCTACCGCCTTCACGGCGAGGCAACCAAAAATCTTCAAGCATACTCATGAATTTTTTATCATCACGGATTTCTCCCGTGTTTGCATCATAAACAAGTTTATTTCTATAACGCATCATAACATCACGAAGATATTGCTCTGCCTTTACCTTAGGTAGATTTCCTACATCAATATAGAAAATACGACGTTCTGGAGCACGAGACAATCTGTAGATAACAAGAGAGTCTTCAATCATTCTAAGTTGATTGAGTGACTTAATTGCTTTATGGAGATATGAAAGTGTTGATCCCTTATTTCTGTCAACCAATCCGGAAGTACAATATGTAATTGCATCTTTTGCAATTTTTACGCCGCCATTCCCTCCAAGTGATGATGGATTGGTAGTTGGATATGACATTTTAGGATTATAAATGAAATATTCCTCAATCTGAGGAAATTCGTAATCCATTGGATTATCACTATTCATGTTAGAAAGACGATATTTATCTTTCTCAGATTTCTTTTGTTGACGTACATAACGCATTTTCATTGCGTCAATGTAACGTAACTCTTGAATTCCTTCTTGTGGATTTTTTAAATCAATGACTTTATGATAAAATAATCTTCCATCAATATACCAATTTCTGTAAATCTCATGAGATTTTTTATCAAAATCTAAGAGAGAAAGAATATATTTAAACTCTTGTCTTATTTTTTTCTTAATACCATCACTTGCGTTTAAATTTGATAGTTCTATTTCTACAGGGCTATCATTTGTATCCGATACAATCGCTTCGTTTACAATATCTTCAATGGCACTATCACACTCTGGATGAAGTGCCATTTCACGATATCTTTTGATTAAATCAAACTCTGTTCTATAAACACCTTCAATGTCAACATATGAACCAAAAAAACCACTTGCTAAATAGTGATCAACCCCGTCCTCATTATTAGGAGGAACGGGGGAAATTGTAGATGGAGATAATGGTTCGTTATCCTCAATAGAGAATCCAAATAATTTTGCCATTATTAATTTTGAACTTTATGATAAATTATTTATCAGTTAATTACTCCGGTACCGCCGGTTTGATCACCATTACCAGCAGTCCAGTATTGAACTTGGAATTCAACTGTATATTCCTCAATGGCGTCTGAAGAATCATATGAAAGATCAATTGGCGAAACATTAGTTGGGAAAATATCAAAGAATTTATATGTTCTTAGTGGTTTTGTTGGAATTGATGGAAGAGCTGCTCCACCATTGTTTCTGTCCGAGAATCTTCCTTTGTCATACCCTCTCCCAAGTTGATGAACAAATGCATCGGTCATATAAGAACCTGGATTTGTTGCACCACTGTTGTTGTCCAATTTACTGATATGGTTCATCCACTTTTCAAATGCAGTTCTTAGCTGGAAGTCCTCATCATTAATAATAGTAACAGTCCAAGCATCAAAGGTTCTATCTCCAGCAACTTTTAGAATTCTTCCTCTAAAAGGAACATCGATTGGAGCAACGTTTGATGCTGGAAGTTGTGCTGTTTTGCACAAAAACTTGAACGTTTCTATTTCATTTGCTGCACCAGTTTTCCAAAAATTTTGAATTGGATCTGGAAAAGATGGAATTTCAACTTCAAATAGATTAGGTCTTGCACCACCACCAGCAAGTCTTTCTTTGAATCCAGAGATTGTTCTTAAAGTAGACATTTTTAGTTCCTCCTTTTGTGATTAATTTAAGTTAATTAAACTCTACCAGCAACTTCTTCAAAACTTATGCCAGTACGTGTGGCTACAAAAGTCAGTGTAACGTAGTTAATTGATTTAGTTGGTTTGAGGAAGATGTCTGCCCTAAACTCATTATTGTCAATTACATCTGGAGTGTTATTTGTCTCATCACATACAACTAAGAAATCAAAAAGACCTCTCTTTGCCTGAACATCACGGAGATATGGTTCAACAATATTTACGAAGTTTGATCTGGTGACTTGATCATTAAGTTCAAACAGTTGTGCTTGAGATGCTCTTTCGAGTGCCTGTTCTACTGTTAGGAACAGTCTGCGAACATTAATGCGATCAAATGCTGATGCATAAGCAAGTGCAGTCTTGTCGCCGAATAGATAAATGCCAATTCCAGGTTGACTAATAATTGCATTAACTCTTGAGGTATAGAGTAAATCTCTTTGTGGTTTAGATGGATTATATGCAAGTTTAATTGCATTGTTGAGAACACCTCTTTGCTGTCCAGCGGGTGAGTACCATGGGAAAGAGTTAATGTTTGTTCTCATCATCAAACCTGCAATATCAGCATTGCAAGGAATATATCTAAAGAGATTATTGAATCTATCGTAGGTGTACTTATACCCACTATCAAAAACTGTATACGATGAAGATGACAATGCACTGAAGAATCTAATGACGTTGGTTGTCTGAGTAGTTGTATTTGTTAGGTCAACTACATTTGCTCGGTGTGGAGAAACAACAGCAATACAGTCCTTTCTGCCTTCTGCAATAGAAATCAACTTATTTGCTTTTGCTTGCGACTCAGATTCTTCAGAAAGTCCAGGTCCATTAATTAAGAAATCAACTTGAATTTCATCCTTATTTGCAAATAGATCATATGCCGTCGAAAGACTACCAAGAGTAGCAGTCATTCCGCCATTTGCAGAATAATCAACACCACCCCCTAAAGTGTAGCTTACGTTTCCAATTGCACTATAAGTTATATTCTGTGCATTTTGTCCCCATAGACCTTCACCAGTTGTATACTTGGTATAAGATGCGGAGAATCCTGTTGGAACTGGAACTGTTCCCCAAACGGAATCATTTGCAAGTGATGGATTATATCCAGCATAAATGTTGTTGGAGAAATCTGCAAGATAGTTCTTGTACCAGATTTTTTGTGGAGAATTGACTGAGGATACTGCATCTGCTGCTTTTGAAAGACTCAGATGCTTTTCAAGAATATTTCCTTGAACACCAGTAATAGATCCCTTGTCGTCAATAACTACAACGTGAAGTGCATCATTTTTACCATTTCTCTGAGCTGCATAGTTATTAGAGATTGGTTTGGGTGCAATTGACTTCCAGAAAATAACCGAATTTGTTAATCCGAGTGTCTGTTGATCGTACCAATCTACTATAGTAACTGCTGATGCAGATGAACCTGTATTAATTCCAGAGTTGTTTACGAATGTTAGTGAGTCAGTCGCTTCAAAGGAAGCAACTCCATTTCCTTGAGCATAAGTGATGCTTGTCTCAGTTCCTGCTGCAGAAACTCTAGATAGAATTTTAACATCAATTATGCTATTACCGTTTGTAGCATCAGTTGACACTCCAGTAATAATACCTTTCAAATAACCATTGAATGTTGAAGTTGATCCTGCACCCGGCAAAACAGCATTGGTGATTGCGGCGGTGACGCCATATCCAACAACTGCTCCAAGAGTTGAAAGATTGGTTGTAGAAACTCCAATTCTTTGGTCAGCTAAATCATCGATAACACAAACTTTCAGACCATTTGCCCAAGAACCTGGAGTTTTTGCTGCAAATGTGAAATTAGTTGCAGTAGAATATGATGAGTTATAGTTTTCGTAGTTCTTGATTTTTAGCGAAGTAGTAGAAGCGATGCCAACACCCGCATTTGCGGTGTTTAGTGAGCTTCCATCAACTCTTACTACTTTTAATACGCCACCATATGAAAGATATGATGATGCACTCATCCAATACTCATATTGAGCATCGGTTGAAATTGGTCTTCCGAAAACGTTAATTAAATCTTGCTCGGTAGTAATATCAATCGCCTGTTCAATAGGACCAATTGCAAAAGGACCCGCAATTGCTCCAATATTATCTAAAACATTATCAGCTCTCCCGACAGTTAAATCAACCTCTCTGACGAGTACGCCTGGAGATAATTGAGGAGTCGCCATGTTTTTCTCCGTAAAGTCTCAGTTTATCTACAAAATATTTATTAAAAAGATACTTTACGAAGACGAAAACAAGACGTTAATATATTTACCAGTCTGGATACTCCCATTTATCAAAAACTTTTGTTGTCATCCTATTACAAACTATTCTTTTTATAGAACATTCTTTACACTCATATGAGTATGAGGATAAAACCGGACCTTTATCCTTTCTTGTTCTGTAAAAGTTTTCAATTAAGTTTTTGATTTCTCCACATTTTCTACATCTTCTATCTGTAAGCAATAAATGTCCTAGTTTGATTTGTTTATCTAAATCCATCACATATATTCCCACATGTAAGATCTATCGCCATATTCATCTACAAACCACCTGTCACCATCAGCATCAATAAAACTACCTTCATTTAATCCATCAGAAACAAAACCAAATGGTGCCATATCTTGTTCTATTTGATTTTTTTGTTCCTCATATAATCTTTTTCTAACATCCTGATCTGTAAGTTCTTTAAAATAGTCTTGTGCAACTAACCATGCATAGATCACCAAGCACATTGCCAAGTCATCATTGCATCCTTCTTCAGCTTCAAATGAATTGTGTTTCTGGATGAATGTTGTAAGTTCTGCAATGATTTCATAGTCATTTAAAAACAACTTGTTCTCTTCAATCATTGTTTTTAAGTTTAGACATCCAACCTTTTTAACAGTTTTAGACATCTTTACACCAAGTTGAGTTTTCTTTCCAGAAAATCCTTGACCCACAATTTGACCTGCTCTACCTCTCATAGAACACATGAGTAAATTATTATATTCCAAATCATATTGAAGAATGGATGCTACTTGATCACCCACGTCGTTTACCTCACATAAAACATAAGAATCATTATAACTTTTTGCAACCTCATGAATAATGCTTGGAAAAAGCATTGGTTTGATTTCGTTGTTTCTATATTTTGCAACGACTTTATGTGGAAACTGCGTTATGTCCACAACAGTAAATGCTGAGTAGTCGTTTCCAACGCCTCTAGCAACGTCTACAGTGATTAAATAGTCGTGATTCTCAATTGGATCCTCATAGACATCTAAACCTGCGCTACGTGTCTTGGGATGGTCATACACGAGTGTTCTGAGTTTAGATGGTGCAATGAGTGTATCAACAGAACCTAAGAATTCGCATTCAAACTCAACCTTAAATTGTTGATCTGACGTATTCGCAATCGTTTGCTTTTTCCACTCTTCGTCACGACCAGGAACTTCACTCCAATGAACATCGGTAAAAACATATTCATTTTTTCCTTTCTCAGCATCATGCCACATTCGGTAGAAATGATTCATACCGTGTGGAGTAGAGACTATAATAACTTTTGTTTGTTTACCTGATGTAATAGTAGGATAAACAGATGCAAAGAAAGAGTCTGCAATATGATTTGGAACGAACGCAAATTCGTCCAAGAATAGAATGTTGAATGACATTCCTCGGACAGCAGATGCAGATGTTGATGCTGCTAAAATCTTAGAACCATTCTCAAGTTCAAGCGATCCTTTATTCCAGGAGATAATACCTTGCTGCATCCACTTCGGTAGATTCTCATAAGCAGTCTGTAACCTATCCAGGAGCTCCCTGGCTGTTGCTGCTTTGTTTGCTAGGATACCTATATTAACATTGTCATTAAAGACTGCATAATGGAGCAGGAAAGATACAACAGTGGTTGATTTTCCAGTCTGCCGTGGCATCTTGCAGATATTAAATCTATGCTTATGGAAGTTATTAATTAACTTCTCTTGGAAATCATATGGTTTGAATGTCTGTAAACCATGATCTAGAGTAACAATTTTTACATAATTATTGGCAAAATAAACAGGGTCATTCATGCACTTGACAATCTCAAGAACCTGTTCTTCTGTAAATTCGTGAGTAGTGTTTGCCTTTTTTAATAAAGGATTACCAAGATATACATCATTATTTGGCATAATAAAGACCTATTGATTAGTTACAATTCCAACGTTTACGTGCTGCCTTACCTCTTTCTCCAGTCCAACTTCTAGAACGATTACAGAAATCTCTTCTCCTTTTCCAGTCTGCCGAACCTGGTTTTAATTCTGAAGGAGGTGTGGTAACGGCAGTTTTGAGTTTTGAACCTGGATTTTCACGACGATATGCTTTAACTGCAGCAGAACTCAAACCATCAGTTCTATCTTGACGATTGACTTTCTGCCAATCTTCATCAACCTCAACTTCTTCACCCATCATTCCCATAGGTTTTACATAATTTTTATTTGAACCTAGTTTAGCAGAACTTCCACCTTGAGGACCAAATGTTTGAATCAATGGTTGTCCTGGTTGAATTTCAGAAACTGAATGATAAACAACTATTGATCCGGGATAAACTTTTTGAAGTTCGGCATTAATTTCTTTACGAGTTGGAAGTTTTACTTGAGGAAAAAACATTCTAAGTGAATAATATTTTCCTCTCCAATTTAAAGTAACTGCAATTACGTTTCCAGTTTGTGCCTGAAGTCTTGTCGCCTCATCTACTTGAGATTTAAATCCTTTAATTGGTTCGGGTTTAATAATATCAACAACTTCTGCAAATGCATTTCCATTTGCATCTTCAATAGTAACATTTTCTGATTTTACGCAAGAACCCTTTTCAAATTTAGTAGTTCCTTTTTTTCTTTTATATCCAGTCCAACATTTTTCATCAAGAATTTCTTTAGTAATTTTATCTACTAATTTTTCTTCTCTTATTTTTGGAAGTTTTGCACCTGTCGGTTTTGGATCTTTTCCTGGCGGATATGTTGGATTTCCTCCACCAAGTCCAGATTTTGGTTTTAATTTTGGTTCTTTAGAAACACTTTCGTCCATTTCTCCACTCGCAACATAGTCTGCTGCAGTATCAATATAGTCTGCAGCTTTGGTAATTTTTGATTGAACCCATGCTTCAAGATCTCCTTCACCCTTTCCTACCTTCATCTGAAGTCTCTTTACGGCATCGGCAATAGTTTTTAGTTCAGATCTTGCCATTGAATATTCATGATCTTTGATGGAAACTTTATCCCATGCTTTTCCACCATAAGAACATTCAGATCTAGTTTCTCTTTTGTCGCATAATGGACAATATCTTTGCTCTTCAGTTGCTTCTGATTTAATTCCCCAGTTATCTGCACCAACTTTACGGCACTTGACCAATGCTCCCGACGCATATGCACTTGGCCAAACGCTATACCTTGACTTTACTTTGTGATAACAAACATCTTTTTTACCACTACCTTTACCTGGTTTGTCTTTGACTTCTTGCAAATCCATTTCCTCTTTCCTTGTTTTTCTATCTGTTCTTACCATAGTTGGTTTAGCGGCGCTAGATTTTTGCGGTTGATTTGGATCTTCTCTTCTTTTTGCTGCTTGTGCGGCAAGTCTTTCTGCTTTACTCATTGAAGCACGTTTTTCGGATGAAACGCATTTTGGAGTAGCAGTTTCCCCTTCTTCTCTGGCACAAGCATCACCATCTACAACATCAACCCAACCCGGTTTTTTATCTTTTGATTTTGATTTGCCAAACCAATCACGAAGACCTTCTTCGTTTACATTTACATCCTTAAATTTTTTATGGTGCTTTTTAGCATCTGCTTCCATTTTTTTCAAACGAGTGTAATAATCTGGAATTTCATCAAGATGCTGGAGAGCAATATACATTGCAAGTTCATGATCTTGAGTGTGCTCATGTTCAATAGGTTCCCCCATATCAAGCTGCTTTTGTATGAAAGAAACATCAAGACGATGCTTTTTTGCAATTTGCTCAACTGTTTTGTGTGGTTTGATCTTGGGCATTACTCAACTGGGTTTGATTTAGTCTCTTCACCTTTCGCTCTTTTCCTTCTCGCTGCACAGTGAGCACGTTGAGAAAATCCTTTTGGATTTGAGCAGTCAATACTCTTTTTATATTTATTACTCCACTCTTCTTGAAACTGTTTGAAAGTTTTCATATGGATATTGAGGTCAAAATAACTTTAAAAGTTGTATTATTAGTAGAACTAGGATATGCAAGAAGTCTTAGTGATCCAGAATTAATATCAGTTGAGAATGTAGCAATTCCAATCGGTTGGTTGATGGTTCCATATTCTGTCATATAAGTTGTAGTTCCATCATGAATTACATTGATTGATGTCATATTATAATTAGTTCCGTCAGTGATTTGTATTTGATATGTGGCAGATCTGTAAATTGAAGAGTTCAAAGATACTATTGTAGTTTCTGATATTGAAGTGGTTGTAACAACTCCTGAGGATATAGTTCCGCCATTCAAAACAAAAGAAGTTGCAGTAACTATTCCAACATTCATTCCTAGAGATGATGTGTTGCCAAGTAATAGTGTTTGATCTAAAGTCTGAGAACCTCCTCCACCACCTCCACTTCCAGCGTCACCAACCCATTTATCTAAAGATGCATCATATTTTAGATAATAGTTATTTGTTTTGGCTGTATTTCTATCAATATCATCAAGAAATTCTAATCGCGTTTCTCCACCACCACCTAAAGTAGAAAGTTGTTGTTGGATGCGATTGATAAAAAGTTTATAGTGACTTTGAAGATCATCAAGAGTTACAAAATTTTGATCTAATGGAATAAGAGGATCGGTGCTTTCTGTAATAACTGGAACTTCTTTAAGTTTTTCTATTTGTTCATAAATATTTTCAATTTCAATAGACCAATCTATTTGTTCCGGAATCTCAATATTATCAACAGATTTTTGAAGTTGATAAATGTCTTTTTTAATTTTCTCAAGAATGTTATTAAGTTCAGAAATCTCATTATCGTAGTACTTAACTTTTGGAAATTTAGGAACTATCGGAATCTTATTCTCTACATTTTTTATAGACTCATTTAACTCATTAATTTGTTCATCATAATAGTGAATCTTCGAAAGTCTTGTCTCAACATCTTTAATAGATTCTTCTAATTTAAAAATTTCATTCTCATAATAACGAACTTCAGGAAGTTCTGGAATACTAGAACGAACTTCTTCAATAGTGTTAATAATACACTTTAGTTCATCATCATAATACTTAACTTCTGGAATTTCTGGAATTTTTGGAATAGAAACTCTGACGGATTCAATCTTTTCTTTGAGTTCTAATAATTCATCATCATAATACTTAACTTCTGGAATTTCTGGAATTTTTGGAATAGAAACTCTGACGGATTCAATCTTTTCTTTGAGTTCTAATAATTCATCATCATAATACTTAACTTCTGGAATTTCAGAAAGTTGTAATTTTAAATCTTCTACTTTTTTATAAAAAGATTCTTTTATTAGATCAATATACTTGTGAGTTTCTTTTGGATCAAGTATCTCCAACTCATAAAACTTTTCAACATCCTCTACTATTCTACTAATAGCAAGTCTTATCTCTTTATTGTTTCTAACATCAAAATCACGAAGTTTGTTTAATCTATCATTAATAAATTGTATATCAGATTCGTAATAACGAATATCAAGAGAATCTAATTTTTCAATAATCGATTGAATCTCTCTGTCGTAATATTTTACTTCTGGGACCTTTGGAATACTTTTTTTAATCTCTTCAATTACTGTATTTACTTGAGAGATTTCTTTATCATAGTACTTTGGTTCTTTAATGGTCGAAGAAACCTCTTCAATTCTTTCATGAAGAACCTCAATTGGATCTTTTATTTTTTCTATGAACTCTATTACTTCTTCTATTACTGGTTCAGACTCTTGTTTTGGATCTAGAAGATCGCTGGGAGATAAAATTCTTTTAAGTTTTTCTTGTAATTTATTTTCTTCTTTTAATTTTGCCGCAAAAATTTCTTCCTCTTCTTTTTGCCGAGCACGAAGTTCTATTAATTCTGATGGAGATAGTACTTTTTTTCCCATATTTAAAAGTGATATTTCTCTCAATAACTTCGTACTTTGTATATAAGAGTATTTATTTTAAGAAAAAATCACTGATTTTTTAGATCTTGATTTTTTAATAATTTTGCAAGTTCGGATGTCGATCCAACAAACAATGCATTTGTTACATTTGTTGGAGATTTTGATGACCTATCCTCTTCAATATCTTTTAACTTCTTTTGAAGATCCATTAGTTTATCTGTTGCGTCAGCAACATTTTTAATTAATTGACCAGCTACTTCATATGCTCTAGGCATCTCACTTTCTTGAGCCAGTTCCAATATTCCATTAATTGCCTCTTGACCCTTTTCAATTAAAGAGTATAAATTTCCTCTAGTATATTCATAATCTTTTTTTATTTCATTGCCAATAGTATCTGCTTTTTGAATTTTTTCCTCAATAATTTCGGGACTAGATATAATTTCAACATTTTCGTCGGAAACATTGAAGGTATCGTTTAGGTCTTTAAATTTCTTTGTCATTTTCATGATAATGTACCACTAAATCCAAAATCATCGCCAACTTCTATGAGATCATTATCTTCGGTTGTAATTTTCTTAACAGATGATCCTAAAACATGAGGTGCTGCAATTGTTTCATCTGATCCTCTTTTAACAGTAAGAAGATTTCCTGCTTTAGAATCAACATACATTTCTTCTTCATCAACATATATGTATGTATTTTCTGGAATATTGGATGCATCTACAACTTCTACTAGAGTATCAGATAAAGATATATCTTTTGAAAGAGTTGTAGTGATAGTTCCAGTATAATTCTTTGTTGCTCTTGGTTCTACTGTATACACAACCTCTCTCGTTGGTGTTTTGGTTGAATCTCCTGCAACAAGACCAATAGAAACTTTTTTGATAACATCTGAAGAAGCAGTAGAAATAGGTCCAAACAGATAAGTTTTTGCAGTAAATCTCAATGTATAAATTAGTGCTCTCCTAGTTGAAAAATCACCTTCATAATCATCAGACATTGAAATGCTGTTTAGAATAACAGGTATATCTCTCTTCTCTCCAATCTCTTTTACTAAATCAATACTGATTGTATATGCTGGTTGGAAATATGGTATAATTTGCTCTATAATTTGGAGCATATCATCATTCAATTTTGTCATTATACTCAACTCAAAATCAAGGTTATATGGAACAGGCAAATATGCCTTTTTTTCTTGAGTTTTGTTTGTTGAAGATGTAGTTAGGAATGATTGAGTTGTAGTGGCTTTTCTGGTAGGATCATATGATAAACCAACCAGTTCAAATGACATTCTAGGCAAAGTCATCTGAACTGGTTTATTTAAATTTGGAGACTGTTCTAGTCTGGCCAAGAATTTTTGAGTAGGACCGTATGCAAAAGGTACTTTTATAACACTAACAACATTTCCACTGTTGTCTGTATGTTTAATTGAGATATTATTGAATAAAGAACCAAAAGAAATTACTGTTCTTCTTAATATCTCGTGATAAAAATACTCAAACATTATTAGAAAAAATTAGATATACTATTTATGGAGTACCAAAAGGATTTTTTTCAGTAAAATCAATTATTGAATCTGCTTCGCTTTCTATAACATCATTTTCCGCGTAAGGATCTACTATATTATCTGTGTTAATAGTATTTAATTTATATGATGCACTACTTGCAGATCCAACTATTACATCTCCTGATTTAAAAGTTCCAGATATTACAAATATTTGAAGTTCATTAGTCACACTATTCCAGGAGTTGACTCTTGCAGTTGCTCCACTTACTGATCCGGTAATTATTTCATTAAATTGATAGGTTCCTGTTCCGCCTGTAAATGGAGACTCTATGGTAATTGTTGGTGCTACAGTATATCCTATTCCAGCATCTATTATTCTTATTTGAGAAATAGTTCCTGCAGAACTTACTACAGCATATGCTTTAGCGGTTGTTCCAATTCCAGGACCAGTAAATGTAACTGTTGGAGAAGTAGTATATCCAGAACCACCGGATGTAATTGTCACTACTCCTACTAATCCCTCTCCAATTACCGAAGTTGCAGCAGCTCCAGATCCACCACCGCCAATAAAAACTACTCCCGGTGCTACCGTATATCCAGATCCCACATTAACTAATTCAACTCCTTGAACTTTTAATGAAGTAGTTCCGTTACAATCAATAATATTTCCAATCATTGTTGCAACACCAACTGCATTAATTCCTCCAGCAGGAGCAGAAGATATTGCAACTCTAGGTACTGAGGTATATCCATCACCTCTATTCGTGATGCGAATAAACCTTATTCCACTATTTACAATATTTGTATAAGCAGAAGCAGTTACACCTGATCCAACCAAAGTCAGTGTTTGAATATAACCTTGATCTTTAATATTATCATCAATTTCATCTACATTAGTATCAATAATCTCATCTTCGTATCTAAAGAGTTCGCATCTTAATTCATAAACATAGTTCTTTTGTAACTGGTAGAAAGGTTGTTCATGTTCAACATATTTTATTTCAAACAACCTATCACCCAAAGGAAAATAAACTAAATCTCCTTCTTTTGGTCTAGTAGATAATTCTATATTTGGTACATCTCTTATAAGTGGAGAAATGTAAGTTTCAAATCTTTCTCTTGAGATAATCAAACTCAGATCATCTAGTTCTTGAATTCCAAATTTTGACAATATAGTACCTGCTCCACTATATCCATCGTAGCTGTTCACATATGCTTCTATTGGATATGCATTGTCAAATTTAGATTGTATAACTTCTCTTATTACAGTCTTTTTAGTTAAATATTGCCTAGGAATATAATATATTTCAACGCCATACATTCTTAATTGCTCATTTATTAGGTCTTGGATTAAACCTTGTTCACTTTTAGATCCTTGCTGAAAAAATGGATTAAGCATTTGATCATCCTATCATATCTAGTGGGGGAAGTTCATATGTATTAGACATTTTTTCCATTAAAACATCAATTTCTCTTTGAGCATCGTCATACATTTGTCTTCCATTAAGTTCAACTCCACCTGGAAGTTTAACTCCGGTAAATTTCATCATATTTTGTCCCCACTGCCTTTTAATCAGAGAAGTTAGATATGGTTTTATAAATGAATCATTCCAAACTCTACTATAATCATTTGGATCTAGTGTTGAATAACAATCAATAATAATATATTGCCCATCTCTAACTGATGCCCAATCAATATCCAAATATAATCTATCTTGTCTCTTGTTAAATCTAATCTGCTTTTGAGTATTCAATAGGAAATCAAGATCTTCAAGATAAGTTTTTACCATTGCATATGTTAAAAGTTCAGTTGATCCCCAATAATAAACATCATTTAAAAATAACTGATACTTCACACTAAACATGTTGTGAGTAATAGTATTTGCTCCATCAAAAAGAAATATTTTATTTACTCCGATCACAGACGGTGGCATTTGTAAATAGTTTCCATTTTCCTCATAGTTAAAAGTAGTGGTAATCCCTGCAATAGTGGTAGTTACACTTGTTGTAGTAATTCCAACTGCAGGAGCATTGCCTCCTCTTGCTCTACCTCTATCAATATCATTCTGCGTTAATTTATATTTAAAAAAGGCAGGATAAACACCATCAAAGTGTCTTTCCTGGAAAAATTGAACAGCATCATCTACCAAATCTTCAATCTGTTCATCTGCAACATTAATTTCCAGAACAGGAGCACCAAGTTTCCTCTTACAATAATCAATAAGTTCTTGTCTAGTAGATGGTTGTGCCATTTATTCTTTTATTCCTAAAAGATATTTATAGTGCGGAAGAAATTCCCGGTCTAACTAAAATATTTCCGTCTGCAATTCTATATGTTGTTGAACCAGAACTGACTAAAATATCATAAACATATCTACCTTCTTTTAAATTTCTTGTAGCAGTAGATCCAAGTGATATGTTAAATCTTCCGCCAGCAGCACTTGTGAAACCAACGTTAAAAGTAGCAACAGCATATGAAGAAGATCCTATTGAAACACTCTTTGCCATTTGTGAAGATCCAGTCCAACTTGTAAAGTTAAAAGGACTTCCTGATGTTGTTAGTACTGTAAAAGAGTCATTAAAGTTAGATCCGGTGTTAATTACTAAATTAACACCGTAAGAAACTCCAGTTTCTGGATCAAATGTGATTGTGTGCTTTGCCATTAGAATTTAGAAATAACTTCTTGCTGTTTTAAATAAAGTTTAAAATAACATTTTGCAAGAGTTTTTGCTTCTTCAATATCAGTTATATTATCTATCTCTGCAGAAATTTTGAAATATTCAAAATTTTTACTAAGATCTTCAAGAGATATGTCATTTGGATTCATTTAATAAACTCCTTAATAAGACTTTAATTTCATCTAAATCATCTTTCATACTAGAAAGATCTTGCTCAAGATTTTGTATTTTCTGATTTTCTTTTTCTTTAATCCTTTTCTGAGACATATATGAATTATACTCAGTCATACTAGTATTAATAACTGCTTTGGTTTCTTCATCGCGGATTAAATTTGAGTATCCATCAATTCTGGAGTGTTCCATATCATGCCAATGCAATCACTCTTAGGTCTTTAATTCTTGGTGGATATGCTTGGTTTGTAGCAGTTCCTACAAGTTTAATTCCAAAATATCTAAAGTTTGGTAAATTATCAATAGTAAATTCATACTCTCTAAAATCTAAAACATCACTATCAAAACCAATTACATCTGTTTTTGAAATAGATTTATCTGGTAATCCATTGCTATCAGATAAGTTAATAATATCACCATTTGTTGTTAGATTAGTATATCCTGGGAATGGATAGTATATTAGATCTGAATTTGGATCGTCAGTAATGGAATAGAAACATCTAATGTCATTTTGAGTGTTTACATAGGCACTCATATAAACTTTGATTGATGATGCTGGAGTCTCCAATGCTATAGGTTTAGTAGCATAAACGAAAGAAGAAGGATCATCTTTCAATGTAGATACTCTGTCATCCGTTGCATAATTTTCAATTGCTTTATTAACTCTGTTAGTCGTAAATATCATACCAACTCTATCAAGGTCAATAACTGGAGATAGATATGAATTTGTTGTTGATAAGTTAAGATTTAATGTGAATGACTTATTTGCAGGCAGATTGGTGAGTTTTGAAGTTTCATTAATCTTTGAAGAAATTACTCTTGGTGAGGTCAAATAGTTAGTTGCATTTAGATTAATTGGCTCAAATCCCTGATCTAAGAAAGATATTTCATTTCCACCAATACTAGTTCCACTCACGGTTCTCATTGAGGCATTAATATTTGTACCTCTAAGTGTCATAGTCTGAACAATAGGTTTGATTATTTCAAAAGGAATATTTTGCGTTGCATTCGCAGAAGATCCCCCAGTTGATTTTGTTTCATTTAAAAATAATTTTGGATATCCAACTGATAAAGATCTATTGACCATAGTAGAACTTTGATCAGTCATGTCTAATTTAATATGATAGTAATCTAAATCTCTTGGATTTGAAATCGTTACATCTTCCAGATTATGAGTTTTATTAATTCTTCTTAGAGAAACTCCTGACAACTCATATTTGTACACTAGTGTTCCTGCAACATAACCAAACGATTTTGTTTGATCTACTCCTCTTGTAATTCCTGTGAGTTGTGGAGGAGATGATGTGGAATTTATGCCAGTATAAGAAATAATTTCACTTTCAATTAAAACATAACCTGGATTTGTTGCTCCAACAGAAACATTTTCAAATGTATCAAAATTTGCTATTTGTGTACTTTCAATTGAAATATTGCCAGTTGAAGCAGCAGTATAATCTAAGAAAAGTTTTGTTGGTTTTAAATCTGATGTAACATTACTAATAGTAACTAAGTTTTGAACTGAGTTCATTCCGTGATTTTTATGGTTTACTTTAATATGTAAACCATCGGAGATTTCTGTAATTCCACCTGTTGGGATGATTACGTTTGCTCCAGTTCTATTTAAGTCAGTAGATATTCCAAGGTTATTAATGTACCTAACAGTGTTTCCAACTCCAGTTACATATTCTCCTTGAACTTGATCAATTATTAGTTCGTTTACTCCAGAAATTTGAGATACTGATAATCTTAGATTTCTTCCTAAATTTTGTGATCCTATAGTGGTAATTCCAAGAACATCACCAGCAGAATATCCGGTTCCTCCGTTAGAAATTGTAGCGGCTACTGCAACTCCATTAGAGATAGTTATATTTGCTCTTGCATCTCTACCACTTCCAGTTACACTATCTAAAGAAACATTAGAAAAAACAAACGTTCCAGAAGAGGGAGTGTATCCAATTCCTGCATTTATAATTCCTAAGGTGCTAAATGCAGATCCAGCATATCCAACAAAATTACCAGTTGCATTACTATTTTGTTGGATAATAGTGTTTCCTAAAGTAGGAAGATTTGCTGTTGCAATTGTGGTTCCAATTCCTACTTTGATTTTTTTAGAATTAACTTCTAAAGAATCTTTTACTAAAGTAGCAATTTGATCATTTCCTACGCTTAAGTTTGGATTATAAAAATTTATATTTCCGCTACTAACAAAATCTGCTCTGTAAAGTTTAAATTTTAAATCTTCTAATTGGCTTGGATTCCAAGTAGATCCATTTTGTGACTTAAATAGAGAACCGCTTGAAGGTTGTTTAGTTACTAATGTTTGTTGAGACTCTGATAATGTAGTAGTACTTACATCAAATTCGGAAATTCTAGAAATCCAAACAGAATAAGAACTAGAGTTTGAAAGTATTGCTATTGAATGAAATTGTTTTCCTGCAAGGTACACCGGAGAGTCAAAAGTAACTCTAGTTGGTAAAGACGCATCCTCAGAAATAATAACATCGGATGGTTCAATTACAACTTCGCCAAATGGATAAATCTGATCTGTTGGTTGTCCAAGTTGCACAGGTCTGAGTTGAACTGTTACTGGCAATTCTTGATCACGAGAATAAAAATATAAATCAAGTGAGGTTACAAAAATACCACTATCAGGTTCTACATAAAAAGTTTGTGCTAAAGGATCTATTAATTTCATTTTAAATACTTTTTGATAAGATTATTTATTTCTATTGCTGTTGTCTATCATCTTCTTTTGTTCTTATTTTGTTGTTGTTTTTGTTGCTGTTGCTGTTGCTGTGTTGGCGGTGCCGGTGGTGGATTTGTTCTTGTTGAATTACTACCCTTGTTTTTAATAGCAGGAACCTTAACTACACCAAGAGCTGTCGCTTTAAATCCAGTAGAACCTTGTTTAATTTTTTGCTGTCCTGTTAGTTTATTCTTTCTCAATAGTTCTGCTTGTGCTCGTTCAGGTGTTCCTGGTAAAGTATTTTGTAGTGTAAAAACAGTACCTTTAGACACTTTAGTTTCTTTGTTGTTAAGAGAAAGTGCTGCATAAATTGGATTTTTGTCAAGTTCAGTTAGTTTAACATTATTTTTTCTAAACTCTGATGCAGCTGCTTTCTTACCTATCTTCTTGATCAATTCTGGACCAGTGTACCACTTACCTTTATATTTTACTTGTGTAAATGGAGTTGATACTCCATCTACATTAGTATAAGAAGTTCTAACATTTTTATTCTTTTTAGGATCTTTTGGTGTGCCGTCCTCTGGTATAGATGGTGGTGGTGGAACATCATTGACTGGAGGATCAGATTCTATAGGAGGATCAATCGGTGGTTCTGGTTCTGGGTAAGTAGATTGAGGTTCTTGTGATCCAAGACTCTCATCTAATGGAACAATTCCATCATCATTTGGTGTAGGTAGAACTGGAGGTGCAGGTGGTACATAAGGTGGTAATGTATTTCCGACAATAGTTGTAGCAACAACAGCAGTAGGTCCAGTTGAAGATTCTACTTTACTCTCAATTACTGTCTGAGTTTCAGTTCTTACTGTTCTCACAGAAAGAATATTTTCTTGAACTCTATTAATTTTTCCTTCCGAATAGAATTTTTCTTCAGCACTAGTGATAGTTGAATCTATCAACGAATTGGTTGAACTACTAGTCATTCTAAACAGTTTTGTTCCTGTTTGGAATGTGGGATTACCAAATACATTTGGATTGGGAATAAAGAACGATCCCATCACGACTCCATTGCGATCAGTTACTAGCCTGACCTGAGTTATTGTTGCCTCTGCTCCACTTGTTTGACCTCTTAATTTCATTCCAGATTGGACAAATCCACTAAATTCACCTTGAGGTTGTTGTGAAAGACTAAAAGTATCAATATTTAATACTGTTGAAGTAGAAGAATACTCAGAAGGTAGTGTTTCTGCTACATTATATGGATTAGCTTTGGATATATCAGTAGGTAAATTATATGGACCATATCTATGATTAGCAGTTGCAACTCTAAAGGTTATTTTTGGATCAGATTGAATTACTCCTAGTCCGGATGTTGAAGATGATACTATCGTTCCTTCAACTGTTTCTCCTACTTGGAATGTTCCAGAAATCATACTGATTTCTAGTAATTTCGGAGTAATATACCTATTAACATCAACACCATTAAAGAATGAATAAACTCTAGTAATTGGTTTTAGTCTCTTAGCAACAAATTCAATATTTCTGGATCTCATATAAGAACTTATTTCTGTGCTGAGAACAGTATCTCCGAGAGAAACATTCTTAAACTCGTCTTTAGTGATCTTTCTAACGCCAGTTCTGGTACTAGTTCCTGTTTTTGTGGTTGTCTCAAGATCTTCTTTGATAATATAATATCCAACATTAACAGTTCTTGTATCTACTGCTTTTGTGGATCCAGTCCATACAGTCTCCCAAGATCCCCAGGTTACAGGACCAAATCCAGATTGTTTATCCAGTTCTGCCGCAGTAATTTGAGACTCGGACTGAATATAGTTTGTTGATATTTCAGTTGTATTCGCTAGGAGTCTTACAGTATCAACCCAAACATCTGATGAAGGAATAAGATTAATAGTTCCTCCATAATATCCTACTCTAAATGGAGATACGCTTTCAATTCTAGTTGCGTATGGTTGAACTATTTCCTCAACTTCAACATAATTCAAAGTTACTAACTCTTTGCTTTTTGCAATATTAGTTCCATTAAGATCTGTTACGTATCTAAGATCTGCTTGTGGATTGGCAGTAACTCCTAAACCGATTAATGAATTGGATCCAATAATTAAGTCAACTTCTGTGGTATAATGTGAAGGTCTTAATTCAGAATTCTCAATATCAATACTATTCTTTACTATAGTTACTTTTTTCTGTGCAGAAGTTGTTGAGAAGTCATCTACAAAAAATCCTGACTTAAATCTATTAAGACCATTTACATCTCTAATGAATAGATTTGAAGTATCAGTTTCTAATAGAGAAAGTGAAGTATAATATTCTAAGTTCTTGATTCTATTTTCAAGAGAATGAATATCCTTCATCCTATATCTCTTGTGTTCTGCAAGATTTAGACTTGCATCATTAACATTACAGAGATATGCTGGTAATGTAATGGTTGCAATATTTAATGCATCGTCAATATCCACTGGAGGTTGTGGATTATCTGCAGGTTCTCCTTTGTTTAGTTGGAATACGCCATCTTTTGTTAAATAAATTTTATCAATTCTTGGTAAGTAATAAGAATAGTTTAACAGTATAGATTCATCGGATGCTAAAACATTAGAAGCAGAATTTCCACTTGATGTGAAACTTCTAGCATTAAATTCAAATGGAGATAATGCCGATGTAGTTACTGCAAAGTTTGAAACTCTTGGTCTAATATCAAGAATATCTGTGTTTCTAATTCCATTTACACTTGGAATGTCGCAATAATCAAATTGATTATATGAATCTGCAGTGGTAATATTTCCAGTATCTGAAGTTGAAAAACTTGCAGATTCGTAAGCAATCTTTAGTTTTCTAACTGGTTCCTTTGAATTTGATTTTCTTGTAATTCTAGAGTAGTCATAAATTGTATTTCTTTGACCATTATCAAAAGTATAATTTGCAGTGATGTTATTATCACCAGCATCAAACGCAGTAACAGTAGCTGTTATGCCTGATTCTTTAAATGTAATTATTTCACCCACTTGGAATCTATTAGAATTCAATACCACATATGATATTTTTGTTGCATTTAGTTTTTCTGCATAAACACCAACTGCACTACTGGTAGATCCTACAAATTCTTCGCCAACTAACAAATCATCAGTTTTTCCTGTTGGACTGATAATTGAAGAAAGTGTTAGATTTGGAAGTTCTGGTTCAGATGTATCATTTGATTCATATATTCCATATAGTATTGTTACATCTGGTTCAAGTAAACAAATATCTTCGTCCTGAACTCTTGTTCCATATGGATAAGTTCCATAAGTAAGTCCATCATTATTCGTAGTGGCACCTACACCGGAATAAGCATACTTAGACTTATCAACTACAATTGTCTTTACTCTATTTTTATTCTTAACTTTTGACTTAATATTCGTTTTTCTTAGTGTTGCAATTAATCTTCCTGTTCCAGAAGTAGTTTGTAATCCATTAATCGTTAATTCTCTGCCGCCATTAGAAAATACAAGTTTATCTGAACTTAAACTCTCAGTAACACCAGAATTAGTGATAAGTACATATCTTTCTTCATCAAATGGTAAGAAAGTTTCAGTGGATTCTGCAGAAACTGTATTCGTAGAATTGGTAGTAATAGTTACATTATATTGATTTCTTACGGTTAATGATGAGTCCGTCAAGTCCACTGAAGCAATATTTCTCTTTGGTAGTGTTGTATATAATGTATTATCAATTGATGACTGGAAATTAGAATATAAAACTCTAAAATCACTTGGGTTAATGTCAGATGTAGGTAGTCCACCATCACAGACACCAGAAACTGTAGTTACACCAGAAATTGTAATAGAACTCTGAGAAACTGTTTCTATTTTAGCAAAGGTATTTACCGATAGACCTGGATTTGAAAATGCAACAGTTCCTCCAACAGTTGCAATTCCTGTGAAGATAAAGTCAGAGGAGGTTACAGTGCTAATTCCACCGCCAGTAGCAGTTATTTTTACTTGTCCAACATTTGCTAGTACAGATTGCTTAATATCTGCAGTAAATGTTGATCCACTTCCCACTATTCCATACAAAGATCTTACTTCATTTGTAGAATATGCAGTGAGAGCAGTGGAAACTCTTGTATTTTCTATACCATCAAATATAAATCTTTCACCAACTAAAAATGATCCTTTCGTATTATATGCTGTTATAATACCTGAATTAGAAGCATTATATCTTAGGAAACCAGTTGCCCCACTAGATTTTCCTTTAATATAAGTTGGTGTAGTAAGTGTGATTGGTTCATTTAAAGAAATTTCAGTATAAGTTTGAATATCATATAAAGCAATATCCCACTCATTAGCATTTGGAGTGGAAGTGTTATAAGATCCAGACTCCAGTGCAAAATCATATACTCTTGCTAGTCCTATTTCTTTTCCTGCAGCACTAGTCTGGTTTGACCCTACTCTACGATCTCTTAAACTTAATGCATATGAAGTTGAAATTCCAAGTGATGGTGATCCATATACTCTGTTGAGAGTATAAGTTGGTCCTGTAACATAATTTACGCTTTGATCTTCTAGTAATTTTGTAGTTCTTGGTTTTTCAAAATCAAGATATGTTGTTCCTACTACATCTATTTCATATCCGCTTACAAATGCCTTTAATGGAGATATAACATAAGTTCCTAACTCATCAGATGCTTTATTATTATTGTATGTTAATTGTCCATCTCTAAACACACCATTATTTCCTTTTAGATCATCTAGAGTTTCATTAACAACAAGAGTTGGTGGTTTTACATAATAATTTCCAGATTCGTCATATGTTCTTCTTGCTAGCTCCTTCTCAAAAATATTATAATCGGGATTGGTAATCTGTTGTTGTAAAATTCCATTTCTAACTTCTAAAAGTTGTACAAAATTAGAAGTTAATTCTGAAGATGTATTATCTAATGGTATTTTTGTAAGTATTGCCTGAATCTGCAATCTGTCAGCACCTGGTGCCGCATAATTTGAAAATCCCTGAGCATTGTCATTAATATCAATATCAAAATCGGAATTTACGATAGTTTCTGTAACTTCTAAACCAACTTTATAACTTGGTTTATTTCCATATTGATCTAGAAGAATTGATTGTTCTTCAACATCTACAAAATGTCCTCTTAAATAATAAACACCATTAGATATGTGAGCAGAAGAGGCAATTGAATTTGGATTTCCACCTATAGTCAGTGCAAATCCATCTCCGGGTTGAATAATTACTGAATTATCTTCATTTATGGTACTTGTTTCAAATATTCCGTCTTCTACGATTAAAATTTCATCCGCAGCAAAACCTTGTAAACTATTAGTAGCAGTATCTGATCCTAAAAAATTTACATATAGTGTATTATTTCCTCTTTCCGAATTAGTTAAATCTAAAATTCCAACTACCTGAGCTCTAACACCACTACTAGATCCTCTAATTCTTGCTCCAATCAAGTATGGCAAATAATCTAAAACTGCCGATCCAAGATAATTTTCTTGGAGTTCTACTGCATAATAATTATCAACATAGTTAATATTTCCAGGAATTACAACCGATCCTTCCTTAAAAAAGTGATCTCCAAGTTGTTCTATTTGACTTTGGAGAGTTGATTGTAATGTTGTTAGTTCTCTAGCCTGTACTGGATAACCTGGCTTAAAAAGAACTCTATAGTATTGATTTTCTCGATCAAAGTCATCAAAATATGGAAATACGTTTAGGTTAGTTTGCTGTGGCATAATTCTTTAGAATTGCAAAATGACTTTGATATCTTCTTTTTGATTAGACGACCTAGTTATGGAAGGTCTATTATCAACATAAATTATATTACCGGAATACTTCTCAACCTCTGGATTTGAGGTTCCATTAAAAAATGTTTGCCCAAGGTAATACTTTCTATTATTTATTGTGGTAGAGACACCTGTAAATGATGTATCAATACCAAGACCACTAACTCCAGATGCTGTAATTGTCAATGATCCACCTGTTTCTGGAAATGCTGTAAATCTATGCAATTTAAATCCATACAACGTATCTGGATTTTTAGATCCATCACTATTAAATCCAACCAAAGTTCTATCTTGCCAATACTTTAATACTCCAGTATTCTTATCATAAGAAACTACTCTACCAACTGCAGTAGATCCTACACCAATAGTTTGAGATATTAAACTGTCAGCAATAAAATTTGCGGTGCTATATCCAGTTCCTACTAATTTTAAGGCAGATAGTGAACTAGCTTTACTCTCATTTAAAACCGAGTCTGAATTATAAGACAAAGGATTTTGTACTATTCCAACTCTTGCTATTTGATTTCCTGTTATAAAGTCTGGATTTTCATTATCATTTTCAATCCTTGAATAAACTAAAACTCTGTACGCACCCAACTCTCTATAAATGTCATATCCATGTCCGTTTTGTGGTGGAATAATAACATCAAAAACTGGACTAGATGATCCAGTTGGAACAGTTCCAGAAACTAAATCAATTGTTCCATAAGTATATCCAGAACCACCATTTGTGACTATTACAGATCCTACTTTTGAGTCGGCATTGACTGTAATAGTACACTCAGCTCCAGCGCCATCGCCGTAAATAGGAACTCTGGTATAAGTTCTACTTGCAGTTCCTAAACCTACGCCTCTATTAGTTACTGTTACAATTTTAATTTGACCACTTGTTAGCGCATTATTTCTAACTGCAGAATAATCTGAATTTGTTTCCCAATCAGAAGGAACAGGAATAAAATTAGTAGAATCAAATTTTACCAGTTCACTTGGTTTAATGGTAAACAAATATTTCCATATATAACCGTCTTCGCTGTCTCCCGCTGATCTTGGTTCTAAATCAGTAAAAGTTGGCTCATCTAGAGATGGTTTTCCGCTAGGATTTTCTGGATCAACACCATTATAAAGACAAATATAAACTCTATAATCACTATTAACTACATAGTAGTTTGCTGAATATAAATTTGTGGAATTTGATGGTACTGATACTTTAGTTCTATTAATATCATGCCTATACATATCATAAATTGTTCCTGTTGTCCAAGTGACTTTTCTAACCACTTGACGAACATCACTACTCAAAATTTTCTTCAATGCAATCATTGTATCCCAGTAATCATTCTGTTCATCAAAAGAATCTTTTGGTGCTGGAGGAACAGAATCCCAATTTGCATCGTAATTTGATGCATTTGGAAGACCTACAAAGGTATAATAGCTACTTGTGGTTGAAGTAGCTGCTGCGACAAAATTCTTTGCGTTTAATACTCTAAGTTGATCAGTTATAATTGCAGACATTTTACCGTTTTTTATCTATTTATAGTTATTGTTGTAATGTAGTTGAATATCCAACGTATCTCAATGGATTTAATCTTTGAACAATTGGTGATGTAGAAAGACCAGATATGCCATTTCGAGTATATGCTGTAAAGATTGTAGGATTCTTTCTTGTAGGAACACTTATTCTGCCCCAACTAAATTCACCATAGAAATTACTAAATCCAGTTCCAGTCAATCCATTATAATTCAAGACACTAACCACAACTCTTGAAACGTTAGTTACGCCGACTCCAGGAACGCTTGTAGATGCTATAGAAACTGATGCAACCTTATAAACATTATCTAAACAAGTTGTACCAACGCCAACAATTGATGAGTTGGAATCTAGAGAAGTAATACCAAATCCAATATTAGAATTGAAAACTGTAAAGTAATAATCTGTCTTAATACCACTAATACCAGTCGTTGCAATTCCAACATTAATGTTAGTATTTCTTAAGTAAGAATCTGTTGGAACAAATAAATCAAATACAATTCCAGTGGATGCAACACCAACAGTGGTAGTTTTTATGCCAACTATAATTCCAAAATCACCTTCATAAGTAACATCTTCAATTTTCTCATAATTAAGTGCTGGATACTCAATTAAAACTTGAGGTGGTTTGGATGAAGTATATCCGAATCCAGGATTTGTAATTGTAAATGAAGTAACAATACCAGAAGTGATAGAAGAAATCGCTAAAGCAGTACTTCCTATTCCTACAGAAGTTCCAAATCCAATTGGATTTGAGATAGTAACTGAAGGTGTAGTTGTAAATCCAGATCCACTATTAGATAAAGAAATAGAGGAAACTGTTCCTGCGGCAGATACTATTGCAGTTGCTGAAGCACCTACAATAGTGTCCTGAGAAGTTACTAAAATCTTCGTCTTGAATGGTATTGTTGCGTTTTCTCTAGAATCATCAAAGAATATCTTTACGCTTTGTACAAATATCTCAGTTGAACCAATACCAACGTTACTAATAATATTTGATAGTGGTTGGATGAGTGGCTCATATAACTCTCTATCCTTTCCAATTTCCTTTCCATTAATAATCTTATCCTCAGTTTGTCTACACCAAATAAGTGGTCTAGATAGATCTTCATCAAGAGTTAATCCTGGTCCCGGATATGAATTTGTTTGAATGGTATCAGAAGCAACTATTTCGGTAACAAGTCTGTCATCTTCTTTAAGTAGAACGTTATCACTATTCAGTCTTACATCATCTCCAATTTTTATAGTTTCTAAAATATCAGCAAAAAGAACATCTACAGACTCGGTTCCTTTATAGAATATAATCTTACAACTATCTCCTTCTTTTGGAGCTTCTGTAAATGTTATAATACTACCACCTTTGAAGATATATCCAGATCCTGGAACTTGTAGTACATCATTGATAAAGACCAATAAAGTCGCTTGAACATCAATATTTGATCCAACTCTTGCTCTAATTGAAGTTTGTGTTCCATTTATCTTTATTGGGAATGTTCTTCTTGTTCCATTAAATAAGTTTTCTATTTTATCAATTACTTGAAGGTCTCCTACTGACCAGGCAGAAAACGCATCGGAAAATACTTGATCAATTGATAATTCAAAATTTCTAAATGGTTTAGAAGGATCAGTTGGTATTCCAGTCAATCCTCCAGTAGGTACAGTTAATACCTCCGAGACCTTATAAGCATATCCAAGATTTTTAATTTCAAAATCAGTAATACTAGATGCCTGACCAACAACAATGTTTACAGTTGCTGCAGTTCCTATACCCGAGTATCCAGGAGCATATATTAGAGGAATATTTGAATAACTTAATGGAGAATCAAATACTACTACAGGAGGATTGGATGAAGTATATCCTGAACCTGGATTAGTGATAGTAACATTATTGGAAACATGTCCAGAAGAAATGGTTGCAAATCCAATAAATTCATAATTAACATTTCCAATGCTTGCAGTTTTTACTCCAACATCCACAAACCCAATAGTTGGTGAATTCAGACTTATCAATACTGTGGAATCTGCAGTGATTCCCTGTGATGATGTATTTCCACTACCTATCAATACATGTGATATTCCTACACCAACTATGGGAACGTCTATGAATGTAGATCCTATATTAATAGTATTAGATGAAGATAAACTCAATTTTTGAATAACACCATTTGAATTATTGATAGGAATAATGGTAGATCCAGCACTAATTGAAGTGGAGGTTTGAGTAATTATTTCATACTTTGATTGACCCCTATATCCAGATCCAATATTTCCAACACTAATTGAAGAAATTGTTCCTCCAACTGAAACTATTGATGTTCCTCCTGCAGATACTAGCGGTTGATATCCAAATCCTTGAGAAGAAGCAACGGAAACAATCACTCCACCTCTAGGTATACTTGCAGTATTAACATCATATGATGTAGATGAAATACTTCCGGTGAATGCTAATGTTGTTATTCCGGCGCCATCGGACATCTTATAATCACCTTGAATGCTAATAGTTCCAAGTCTTTGTGGTTCTTGGAATATATTATTAATAAGAAGAATTATAGATCCTGTAGAAATTCCACTTACATCAGATTTATTTGAAGTTAATTTAAATTGTGTTTGAATTCCAGTAAATTGTTCAGATAATCCATCAAAAATATAATTTTTGTCATATGAATCAAGAGTTCCATTTTCAAGACCAGATCTTAAAAAAACTCTTCCACTAAATGTGGATCTTGTCGTAATTCCAGTATAGTCTCTAGAATCTGGTTTATTTGTGATTGTTCCTATTGGAGAGTTTCCATAAGGTGCTTCTACGAAATGTATAGTGTTATCAATGATATTATAGTTTCCAGTAATTTTTGTTATTAGAGATCCATTTAAATGGTTTGCTGGATCAGTTCCCATCCAACCTCTATCAACTAGAAGAACATTAGTACTTCCAAATCCAACTGTATTGACCTTTATAATTTCATTATCAACCTTAAGCAAATCTCCTCCAAATATCGAAGTTATTCCAGAAAGAGTAATAGTATTCTCATTTAATGAAGATGACCTCGATAGAAATGTAGTAGTTGATGTTGATACAATTGGCGTTTGAATCAAATTATCAATAGAAATTAAAGACTTTGCATTCTGCTTTAATGAAGTTAATTTATGAGTAGTGCCAATACCAACAGAAGTCAAACTAAACACTTCTGGAACTGTTTTTAGTGCATTTTGAGCAGAAGATGCTAATTTAATATTAAGATCATTTACTTTAACAACAAAAACACTTGATGGTAGTTTATCAGTTGTTCCTATTCCAGTGATAGTTGTGGTTGCAATCCCAATTGGAGATCCATCACCTTCACTATATGCCAATTCTTCTCCAGTAACAAAATAATGCTTAGGAATTCTTATTGTATCTTTTGTAATATCTACAATTGTAGAATCTGAAGCATTAAATACTCTTTGGAAAATAGGATTTTGTTGATGATATAGGTTGAATGATTTTTTAATCGAATTGTAAGTCCCTTGATAACCTGTAAACTTGGAATCAATTCTTGCATTTTCCAAACTATAGAATTCAAAAGAATTATCTACATCAACAACGCGCATAGCGTGCTGATAAACTCTAACATCAACATTTATATTTGGATTTGGTGTAAAATACAAACTGGTTCCTGTAGCACCAACACCAACTCCCATTGTACCTAGTCCAGAGGAAGACTCAACTATACCAAACTCAGCAAGATATGCATCAGTATCATCATCAACAACTGTAATCTCTGATGCTTGATATGTATTATTTGTTTTGTCCTCAACTACTACAAAATAATATGCTCCAGAATGATCTAAACTATAAGTTGAAATTTTATTTTGTGTTGGTGTGGGAGACGATGATATTGAAACATAACTGGACTGGACTTGACCGGTATTAAATGTCAATGATCCCGTATTAGTTCCTATAGTGCTTGCTACAGAAACTCTAACTGTATTGGCAATATATGTTGTTCCTAATCCAACATTTGGAGTAAAATCTAAGTTTATATTGGATCCAGAAATATAAGCGGTGTAAGAACCTATTCCATCTCCAACATATCTAACTCTACTTTCGTTTGAAAGTTGTCCATATTCAAGAATACTTACATTATTTCCATCGTGAATAAGAGTCAACTCGTTAAATTCATAATATTCTCCATTTGTGGACGAAAGTTCTACTAATACTTTAGATGCTCTATATGTTGATCCGATACCAACAATAGTTGTTTGTGAAGAAGTTCCTGATGGTATAGTCGCAGTGGATGATTTTAATTCAACAATATTTCCAAGAGATGTACTTCCAATTCCAGAAATAATATCAGTAATTCCATAAGACATCACACTAATATCATAATCATTAACTAAGAAGTTCAATGGATAAAATCTTAAAGTTCCTTCAGATCCAAAAATAGAAAAATCAAAAGATCCTAAATCTCTATTAGTTTCAACTCTTGCATATTGACTCAAATAACCTTCTAGTCCATCATGTAATAATGAAACTAGATAGACCTGCCTCAGACCAGTAAATCTTTTGTCTCTTACATAAGTTACATATTTTTTGGATCTTATATCAGATAGTCTAAAGGTATCAGCATTTGCATAGTTATTTTCTGCAGGAACATTTGAAAACTGATCACTGAAATCATCAATCATTAAAACTCTATTTCCAAGTGATTGGAATTCATCTTGGAGAGAGACTGTATTGAGAATAATTTCATTTGAAATATAATTATCAGAAATTTTTATAGTTTTTTCTCTAGCAAGATCAAAATCATTAACACAATTTAGATCTATTTCTTGAATTAAATCTGATATGCCAATAAAACTTCCTTCGTTTTGTGCAGTAGATATTCCCGTAAAAGATGCATCAATAGACTCAATTTCCAAGTCACCAAATTTTTTGAAACCAACTGTGTGGTTTAAATTACCAATAGATTCATTCCAAGTTTCATAATCAACTTTCGATTTAATAGAATATGAAAAATACTGATAATAATTATTATCTGAAGTTACTTGTAGTGCATTATTTAAGAATCCAGTTTCTTTATTCCACCCCTTGTTCACTACTGCAGATGGGCCTATTAAATAGACAGCATTAAAATCTTGCACATCTCCAATAGTTCCTTTGGCGTTTGAAGTTTCTCCTCTAATAAATTTACCTTGATCAAATGAATCTGAAGAAGAAACTTTAATCTGTTCTGTGTCAGAATTCCACTCTAATACAGTTCCAGAATAAGATTCGCTAGTAACCTTTTCACCTACTATAAATGCACCTGGTTTCAATACAGGATTAAAAACTGGAAAGTATTTTTCAGGAACAACGATGCCTGCAGAATTTTCTGCATTAAATGTTCCGGGAATTTCTGATCCAGATAAGTAATTTGAAAGATTATATGTAATAGAAGCTCCAGATCCTCCATATTGCGGACTTACTGAAGTTAATGTAAATAATGCATAATCATAATTCTTTGAGTTATATCCCTTTGCAGTTGTTGCTATGCCAACACTTACATTTTCAACCAGAACTCTATCGCCAACATTAAATGGAAAAGTCTGACCAAAACTATAGTTTACACCAAGTTCTATAGTTACATCTTTTGTGGAATTGTTAAATGTTACATTGTCAATGGATACTCCATTTGAGTTATTAATAGGCACAATACGTGGTGTTGCATTATTAATTCCATCAGTATTTTTTATAATATCAACTTCTTTTGTTTTTATATTAAATTTCAAATCAACATCAGTAACGACTTTATTTGTAACTGAATCAATAACTACTAAATTTGGAGATAATGTGTAGTTAATTCCAACAGAAGAAACGCCGATGTTATCAAAAGTGGAAAGTGGTTTAACTTTTAATACTTGAGGTAGTTTGGAAGATGGACTCAGAGTAATATCTGATGGATAATCAAATCCAATATCATCAATGTCAATTCGATTAATGTTTCCAATTGAACTAGTGTTTGGATTTAAAATTGCATCTCTTCCAATCTCTGAAAATACTGAAGTTATTCCGGGTAAAGACTGATAATTTTTACCGCCGGACAATAAATCAATTTCACTAATTGCACCAATTGCTGTTTTAGAGTCTGTAAAATATTCAAAAAGTCCATCAGAACTTGTGTAGGATGTTTTTTCTGGATAATCAATTATATTGAATGTGAAAGTCGTTTGTCCAACTCCAACTACATTATGAAAACCAGAGTATGAACTTCTTGTTAGTTTTAATGTGTTATTAGAATCTACATTCTCATCGTCTATTATAATTTCCTTTTTAACCGTTGAGTTGTTGAACAAATCAACAGGAACCAAACGATAGTACAAATCTGTCTCTACGCCAGAAGTAGTTAATTTGACAGAAGAAGTAGAATCAATACCAATTTTTCCTGTTTTTATTACACTAAAATTAGAAGATCCTTCAATTTTATCAAAAACCTTAGTAAAATTAGAATTAGAATAGATTACAAAATCAAATGCTGAATATAAATTAGCATTCTTTGTAAAGGAAAGTGATCTATCTGATAGATCAAAATTTATTGTTTGATTGGGAATAATAGGAATACTAGGATTGACTAATGAAATAGATCCTTCAGAAGTACTCGTAAAGTCTATAATTTCTGGAACTTCTTTAGTCGCATTGTAATAACTTGAAGATAATCTAATGTAATCTTTATTATATCTCACAATATAATAAATTTTATCATTTTCCAAACCTCCAATTGAAGTTGTCGCATTATAAACTACTTTTTGTCCTGTAGTATACTCATGATTTTCAATGTATATCTTATTGTCTGATAAATTTACTGCAGATGCAGTGAAAGATCTTGGGTTAACAAGAAGTCTTTTGTTTTCATCATTATATTTAATTACTACATTGGTGGTAATTCCTGGAAGAGAATCAATAAAAATACTATCTCCTCTTTCTAATCCATGAGTTGAAGCCGCGGCAACAGTAACTGTGTTTCTTAAAACTTCTCCAGTTAGAACATTGGAGTAATTTGTCTTAAAACTGTGATTAACACCAGATCCTACATTTGTAAAATAAACTGTTGATGTTAAGATACTGCTGTTTATTCCTACAAATGATCCTGTTGATCCCAATCCAACTTTATTTGTAGAAATACCGATTAAATCATCAGATACTTTTGCAACATAAATTACTTGATTATCAAGTAATTGGAAACTTGAAGCGCCATCATCAGAAACAAAGAATGGAGATCCTCCATTACTAGAGTAAATTAACTCATCTCCAGTGTTTAATGAATGTGATTGTAGATATATTGTTTTAGTCGGAACAAAAATATTAGTGATTCCAGCACCTGGATTTGAAAAATATAAAGTTGATCCGATTCCCACTCCAGAAGTCGTACCAAGACTGAGTGACTCTGTTGGATTAAAATATAGTTCTCTATTAAAATTAAAGTTAAAATTGCTGTTATTATTTCTAAATCCTATGGTAAATTTTCTTGTTTGTTCATATAAAACCGTAGATGCTGTATGAGAAACTCCTACAGTTGAATCATATCCTCTTAAAACCTTAATTCTAGAGGAAAGTTCATCTACAGAAAGAACTTTAACCTTTTCATTTTCAACTTTATAAACGTCATTTTCTCTAATATATGAGAAGTCTAAAGATCCATTTATATCAAAATAAGTGACAATTCCGGTAGATGTAGAATTTCCTACTGCTTTTGATAGAACTAAAGTGTGAGTATTAACTCCAACTACAAAAAACGAATTAAAAATCTTAACAGAAGTGCTTAAACCAGATATTGAAACAATATCATTGCTTATAAAACTATGTGGTAATGAAGAAAATCCTACAAGTTTATTTCCATTATTATATGGATAAAATTCAACTCCTTGAGTGTAGGTAGAAGCAAAACTAATTGATTTTATTTCTTTTCCTTTTACAAACGATACTTGACCGTAAGCATTGAACCCGCCAGAATTAGTATTATTAAAATTGATAGTATCTCCTACTTTATATCCAGAACCTCCAGTAACAACTCCAACATTAGATAGTTGTCCAACAGAAGTTGATCTTACAGTAACTACTGGTTTTCTAACTTTTAATGGATCAAATACGAAATCATATCCAGAGTTATTGCTTTTTAGATTGTATGGTTTAGTGTTCCTCCAAATTCCAGATTCTGTATAATTAAAATTATTTTGGTTTATGTTTCTATCATAATTTACATCAATTGGAGTAGATTTAAAAGTATTACCAACTATGTAAGGGAAAACTGGTTTTTTGTAATTCCTGAAGACACCGGCAGTTTCTGTTAATCCATTATTAATTGTAGTAAAATATGCATAAGTTCCGTTTGGATACTCTGGTGTTACACAAAATCTTCCATTATGCTCATCTAAATCTCCACTTGCATTATATTGATAATCTTCAACAAAAAATCCTTCTGGATATATTCTTTGTCCTGTAGTAGAAATTGGATCTGGTCTATCACTAGAAGGCAATGAAATATATCCAGATGTAAGTTCTCTTACAGATCCTCCTGTTTTTTCGCTATAACCATATGGTCCGTAAATTGGATTTCCATCGTATGCCCATCCAATTATAGGTGAGTGTGTGGTAGAAACTACCTCTCTATTGTTTACTAATTTTAAATCTGGTACATAAACTTTGTTCCCATTTACATAATCAATACCAAATACACTTCTTCTTAACTTTCTTGGTGCATATAAATGACAATATTGTGAACCACTTACAGTATATGAAGAGACCTCAACTACACCATCATCATCCACAATTTGTTCATCATTTAAATATCTTTCTACAGTGTTAATAGTCCAAGATTTTATTTTTACTTCGTGTGAGAATCCATTTCCAGAAGGAACTATATTTAAGAAAGTTCCCGTAGTATTAAATCCGACTCCGCCATTAACAACCTTTACTTCAACAATTTTACCAGAATTTACAATAGGAGTTAAAACTGCACCGGTTCCTATTCCCAAAACTTCAATTTTTGGTGCGGAAGTATAATTATTACCACTATTGAGAACTATAACTTCTGTTATTCTTCCTCCATTAAGTACGGGTGAAAGTTGAGCTCCTGATCCAATACCCAAAGTAATTTTTGGTTGTCTTTCGTAATTAATGATTTCAGAAGACCCATATCCAACACCAGAATCTTTAATAAAGATGTTGCTAATTTCTCCTTTAAAACTTGGTTGTAGTTTAGCACTAAAATCTTGTCCAGTTAGTGTAGATACACCAATTTTTCCAGATACACTTACAACTATGTTGGGGTAGTTAAATGTATGGTATGAAGATCCTACCGAAGTCAGATTTATAAACTGTTTGGTTTTAAAATAAAAATCTTTATTTGTAGTAGCAATTCCAACTTGAGATAATTTGAATTCATCTTTATTTACTGCGGTAATATAATATGATTGATTATTTGATAATCCGCCAACTGCAGAACCTGTCGAATTATATACAACAATTTCTCCAGTTTTATAACCATGATCAATTATTTTAATAGTATTTGATGAAGTGTGAATTCCGGAGATGGCGCAAGAAATTTTTTTATTAGTATATCCAGAACCTAAATTCAATACACTAACATTTGATATTTTTCTCTTTGATAGTGTGGATTCTATTAGATGAATTCCAACACCATAAGAAGTTAAATCTACTGTGTTTATACCAGAAACAGCATCATCTAAAGTTTTATGCAACCTAACATTATATGCATCTTGAACAGAAACATGATACTGTGCATTTGTTGATAATCCGCCAACTCCAGTTTGTCCCTCAGTTAGATATGTAACTCTTTCATAATCTCTAAATTTATGATAAGATGAAAAACCAATTGTATTAGTAGTTAGATTAACAAATCCAGAACTTTGAATTGAATTGAATGATACACTATGCCTAAATGAAGTCATATTAGGTTTAGCATATGCTCCATATCCATTTCCACCTGTTATGGTTATAATTGGATCTTCAAGATAATCAAATCCACCATCTATTACATCTATTTTTTCTAATTTTCCAACAACGTGAGCAAAAGCAGATGCACCATAACCAACACTATCTTCTACCAATACAGTAGGTGTGTTAATTACATCATAATTTTCTCCGCCACCAATGACGTTTATGGATTGAATTCCACCATAAAAAACTTTATCTGTAGATTTATAACTATAAGCTTCTACACCATTCACAAATATTCCAACTGGACCTGTTGGAGTCTCTGATACTACATCTGCAGAAACAGGTTTTGATATTTTTTTTATATAACCTTGCTGCGATAGTGGTGATATATTAAATTTTAATCTTTTAAAAATATTATTTTTTGCAGTTCCAGATACAGTTACAAATTTATTTTTATATAAATCCGTTTTACTGCTTGCAATTTTTATTGTAGTATTATCTACTCTTTTTACAAAATAAGTTTTTTCAGAAATATTCAAGTATTCATCTGGATTAAAAGCATTTCTACTGTAAACAATAGCATCACCAGTGATAAATCCATGTAAATTGGTTGGATTTCCAGAACTTAAATCTAAAGTTTCTCCATTAAAAATTCCAGAGAAAATAACATTAGTATTCTTTGTATTTACATCTTCGTCCAAATAATTTGGCAATGAATTGGATGTGACATATATTTCGTCTTCATTGTTTAAATAGACATTTTGAATATTAGCAGAGTATGAATTGACATCTGTGTAATTGGTGAATTTTGGTTTTTTCAAAATCCTCTCAATTACATACTTCAGGGTAAGATTATTAATCTTTACTCCTTCTACTACAATCGAATATTCATTATTAACACTTACAACTTTATAATTATCTTTATCGCCATTTGGATTTATTAATCTTAAATTATCGCCAAGTGAAAATGAATGTGGATCGTAAGTACTTACTTCGTAAGTAAAAACATTTGTTATTAGATTAGAAGAATTAGGTCCACTAATAGTTTTGACGTTATACTTTGTAGCAAGATTAAAAATCCAATTATTTGCTAATATACCTTTTGGATTGTATCCTAAAGAAACCGCACTCAGTGAGTCGCCTTTTTTCATTAATGTGTTTCTTGAGTCATAATCGACTTCAGATAGAACACCAGTTATTCTAACCTTTACAGTTGAAACACCAACATTAGCATAAGCATACTGATTTAATTTTAGATCAGTTCCTGTTGGAATAGAAATAGAAGGTGATGATGTAATGTAAAATTGAGTAGTATTTTTGTTGAAATATGAAATAGTATAATCAATTCCATTTACATTAAAATCTAATTGTCCATTTGAGGGAAATCCAATAGTAGAATCAGCATCAATAACAGTGCTACTAGTAGATACTCCTGCAATTACTTTCGTAGACGGATGTATTGAAAAGTTTCCGTAAATAGATCCACTAACAGTAAGATCTTTATTATAATCATAGTCAAGACTTAAGACATAAAAGGTTCTTCCGGATCTTTGAATTTTCTCAACTTTAGTAACAGATCCATAAGCCTTATTATAGCCTCCAACTTGGTCTTGATATAAAGTCCTATTCTCAAGATCCATTGGATCTCCAGAAATAGACTCAACAACCAAATCTCTAACAACTCTATATTGAGCATCAGATGGTTTGAGTAAATAATCTCTTGGCTTAATTACACTTACTTCCTGTCCAAATAATGCCTTGAAAAGTAATTTGTAGGAATCATCAGTTCCTTTTGATGAATAAAAACTCTTTGCATTTTTAATAAAATTTCTTTCATCCAGACCTTCTGCAAGCGTTCTATTTTCAAATCCAGGAACTAATTGTGATTTTATTTTTGTTAAAAATTCTTTTAAGAATAAAGAACTTAAGTTTGCAACAGTTGTTTTTGAGGTATGTTCTGCAATTTCAGATGTTGAAAATACGAGTTGATCTGGTTGATTACTTGCTCTATAAGAAGTTATACCGCTAAACCCTCTAGTACAATCTTTGAAGGAAGTAGAAGTTTTTGATGAATAAAGTATGATTTCCGAATCAATTTGGATAATTCCATTGGTATCGGGAAATCCATATGTAGATGCGACGTTAATTGTAGTGTCTACAAATTCAACATCACTTGTCAAAATAGTTGAAGATGGAGATTCTACAACAAACTCTAAAACATCACCGGGAACAGCAGGAGTAACTAGTATTACTGAAGATCCATCTGTAGCAAAATAGTCAGTATCTTTCAGTAATTTAGTGCCATTTTTTAAGACAATAAGATCATTTACCGAATAACCACCACTAATTTGAAAGAAAGTTTGTGGAGATTGTGGTTTTACAGTAATTGTTCTGGCAAATGTTGATTTATAAAGTTCATCAACTTTTAAATATTGATCAATATTTTGAAGAATATCAAGTGTTGATCCTTGACCTTCTACAGAGTTGTAATACTCCTTAAGGAATTCACTAACAAGAGGATATTCTTCTAGTACAAAATCGGGAAGTTGATTTTGTACGATTGAACCAATTTTAATTCTTGTATCTGCCATCTTATTCTCTTACGATTGTTCCGTTGCTATAGCTTGCTGTTTTTGTGTAGGTAGACCCTGAAGGATCTTCTCCAGAAGATATTTTGTCTGATAAAGTATTTAACGTTACATTATCAATGCTTAAATTCAAATAAAGATCTTGTAGTCCGATTACATCATTTGATTCTGGTATTGCAGAGATTTCAATAATTGGTTCTCCGCCACTATCTTTACTCGTAGATTCAATTGTGATTGCACTTAAGTTTATTTCGCCCTTTACATAATCTATTGTTCCTGCATTTGCTTTAATTGTTTTGGACCCCTGAATTGAATCTAATTTGAAAATAAAAATAGTGCCAGTAAGTTTACCTTCATTTGGAATATCACTTAAGTAAACTGTATCTTGTACACCAGGAATCTTAAAACCAGAAGATTTAATATTAAATCCTCTGAGATCTTTTATGTGAAATTCATTTCCAAAACATATTTCATATGTCGCTAATCTATTTAACTCTGGTTTTAAATCGCGTCTCATTTGAACAGTTGTAATATTGGACGTGATTGATTCATGACCATCATCAATAATCTTTAGGAATTTACTATACTTAAACCTTGCTCCATACTTATTCAACTCCGATGAATTTGCATACTTTTTGATATTATTAGAAACTGTACTTGTAATATATTCTGATGAAGGTGCTAGATTATTATTATAGTAAATTGTAGAGTTTATCTCTAGTATAAGGTACTTAAGATCCATTATTTCTGGAATAATTCCAGCAACCGAATATTGCTTTAATTTTTCTTTGATAGAATCCTTTATACTATTAGGAACAAAAAATCCATTTTCTGGTTTAATTGTAATAAAAACCTTTCCGTATTGTGGAGGACTCAAATCTTCCCCACCAAAAGCAGAAACCGATTCCGTCTCTGGATATATCTGAGGTATAATCGCCTCAAAATCACTTGCAGTTACGGCACGATTTTGTGCTGCATAGATTTTAGTTGCATATTTTTTGATTGAATCAACGGATTCAATTTCTCTACCTCCACCAGAAACAATATTTGTAGTAATTAAAGAAATCCCGCTAATTATATTAAATGAAGAATTATCAACAATTGTTCCATTGAAAGTAAATGAAGATACTCCATTTGCAGTTTCTCCACCTGTTATAATGTAAGAAATATCTACTATTTCACCACTAACAAGTTTTCTTCCGAGTATTCCATCGCCAAATAATAACTCATATCTTTGATCTTCAATCTCTTGAATAAAGAATATTTTTGAATCAGAATTTACTGATAAAATATTATTAGATTGAATGTATTTCTTTCTTGGTCCAAGTTGACCATCTCTTACATCTACTCTAATTAAAGAACTATCAACATTTTCATTATTTAAAATGTATCTTTGATTAGGCGTTAATGAATCTACAGTATATGTCTCAGTAATATATGTTCCTTCATAAATGTCTATATTATTAAATTCGGCAATACCATTGTTGACTGGAACGGTAATATCATCTGGAATTGAATAAACGTAACTTATTCCACTAAATGTTCCGGTTGAAGTCGCAACAATTCCTTTTTTAAGAGTAAGTGTAAGAGGTTTTTGTGGGGAAGTAGTGGTAGATGTATCTACAAAGAAAGAAACATTGGCTTTTGATGCAGTTCTGGATCTCGGAACATATCCAATGCTTCTTGCAAGAGATACTACATTTTCTCTTAGAGTCGCGCTATCAATAAACACCTCATTGCTAATCATATTAGCGTTATATGAGGAAATATATGTATTATATGCAAGAACATCTAGTATGACTGAAAGATTGGATCCTTCGAAATCATAGTCTGTAAAATTTGAATTCGATCTTAGATAATCTCTAAGAGAAGTCTTAATTTGATCGAAATCTAGATTGGTGAAGTTGACTAGTGCCATTTATCGTGTTGGTTGTAATGCAAATGATAATTGTTGAGGTAATACATCAGCACCAACGATGTAATATTTAATAGTTACATTGAATTCATAATTTTCATCATTTGGAGTTACTTCAACGTCAATTAAACTCACTCTTGGTTCATAATTTTCAATTGTATTTTTGATTTCGTCTCTTATAACAGAGGCACTTATTTCATCAAGCATTTCAAAAAGAGACTGATTAATCCTAGAACCAAGATTTTGGTTAAAAAATCTTTCACCCGGTTGAGTTAAAACAAGATTGCGAAGTGATCTGGCAATAGCCGTCTCATTTTTAATCGCAATCAGATCATAATTCAGAGGATTAACCTGAAAGGATAAACTAATATCTTTAAATGACTTGCTTATCCTTTCAGCGGGCATGAAAAATAAGTAATTCTGTCTTATTTATTAGAGATTTTTTGATTCATAAAGTGGTTCAGTGCCATATTCCCAGTCATCATAGTCATTATCATTGCGAATTTGTGAATGAATTTCATTTTGATAGAAGAAATCGTGCTTTTTGGGAGTTAAATCATCACTTGCAATCTCTCGAAGCATTTTTTGCTTCTCAACTTTCTCTTCCCAACCATATTCTGAAGATAAGTACTGAGTTCCCCACTCATTTTTCATAAAATTCTGGTCTTTATCCACTTGTTTGGTCATTTTTTTTCTCCTGATTTGTTAAATCAGAACTTTTTACGGGGTTGCTATCCCGAATATTTGTGATTTCGTACATAAAATCGTCGGAGGTCTCAATTTTGCGACGATTTTCAACAGAATATTCGGTCAAATCAATTTCATAACCTGGATTTTTGGTAATTCTGTTCTTAGTCCATGCATCATCATACCATAATATCTTATTATTTGGATATGCATAGAAATTTCCATTGTCCATTTTGAAAAGATGGGCACATTTGTGCTCTGGAGTCTCACTAAAGTTAGTATTCAGAGTAGATTTTGACTCCCATGACCAATCGAGCGTAAAAAGATATGTCCCTTCATTTTTTTCTCCTCGATAATTGATAAGTTCAGCACGTAAGTTAGCCAACCTTGAACGAACTTGAACATCAATATAAGGAGAAAAGCAATCCCACCACATGCATTCTTCTAATTGAGGAACTGGTGCATCAGATTTCCAACAAAATGCATGAATAGGTCTACGAGTCCAGTTAACACCATTCTCTAAAAATGCTTCAAAGAGAGGTACATGCTTCTCTAAGGACGCTACAGAGTGTACATCGCATAAAGTTACCTCTCCGTGACCTTTTTTATGATTGTAGAGAAATTCATTGCGAATATAACAAGTAATTGTTGGAAGATTGTGATTTAAATATGCCATAACACCTAACAAAAAAAGCAGGAATTACTTCCTGCTTATCTATAATATTAACCTTTACCTTGTCCGCGATATTTCTTTTTACGTCCATTACGAGAGGTTGCACTCAACAATGTACGTGGAGAACGTCCTTGACGTGTCTTCTTCGGTGCTCCTGGTTGAAACAGTACTTTATTACTTCCACCTTTAGCCATTTGTAATTTCCTCCATTTCAATTAAAGTTGGATCAATGTCTTCTCCCGAGTAGAAACGCTCTGAGAAGTCTTCAAGAATCTCACTACAGTCATCTATAGTGAGATTTGTATAAATTTTACGACCTTTATATAAAAGATTGTAGAGTTTTTTTGTCATCAGATAATACGAGTTTTCTCATGCCCCACTCTGATACGAGGATCGCACCAGATTTCAAATCCTGCCTCTTTTGCATCAAGACAGAATGAAACATCTTCACCGCACATATCTTGAACTTGACCAGACTCAAAGACTTGCATTTTAGGTGCAAACCAAGGATATTCGAGGTTTTCAAAAACACCATTCTTGATGAGTACCCAACCAAAACCAGTGTAATCAACAGTGAAAGGTTTCCGACGTTTTTGAATAGACTCAACGGTTTCATGATTCATCACTCCACCATTCTTGCGGAAATCATCTTCCTCCAACCAGTGTGCGACAGAAGTTGTGTGCCCATCCTCTGTAGCATACCAACCAGCAGTGATTTCCCGCTCAGTACCATCTTCACTCAGAGAAAGATCACAAAGTTGCCAGAATTTGTTTGTGTCAAAGACAATATCCGAGTCAATCCAAAGTTGATAATCATATTGCAGTTTTCCATCCCAAGGAATTTGCTTTGGTCCACGAAGTACATTTGCACCCAAACATTTGCAACGTGCAAAATTAACCATTGATGAATAATCTTGAGAGATTTGAATACTCATTCCATTCTGTACCATATCAAAGCACAGTTGCACAAAGTTCTTCAGAAAAATAAAGGAACACCCACGACCAGGAAGACAAAATACAATTGACTTTCCTCGCATCCTTTCTTTAATCGCATCAATATCCCAGTCTTCTTTTTTGGATGTTGGTGCTGTTGCTTTTACAGTAAATCCTTTTGCCATAAAAAAATAAAACCTTCAGATCAATTTTAACAGTCTATATATGCAGTTGTCAATGCGAAGAGTTTAAACTCATTTCTTTCTGAAAAATCAATTCCTCATAGGATAAGTCTTCTATAATATAGTCAGTTTTCATAATTCCTACCATATTGTTAATGGTATTCCAAGTTGTTTCGAATTCATCCTCTTTAATAGAATGAAATAAACACTTATCTTTTGCGTAGATGTGATATATTTTTTCCGTTTGCATAAAAAATTTTTACGAAATTTTTTTTATGATAAAGTTATTTTACCATTGCATTATATATCAGACTAATCAAAATGCCCAGAGATGTTAATGAAATTCTACTCATTTGCTTTGGGTATCTGATCATCCATCCTGCAAGTATCACTCTCCAAAAATTCCAATATGGTGCTGATTTTTTCATCTCTTCTTTCTTTTTGAGGATGCTCTTTTTTGAGCAGGAGTTCTGAAGATACCTGTTGCGCAACTTTTCTTTTTCTTGTGCTTACCTCCGAAGATTCCCCATCCGTGGCAATTTACTTTTCTTTTTGGAGACATTTTTTTTTATGGAATTTTTTTTTTATGAGAGTGATAGATAGGTCGAAAAAGACATACAGTGTAGGTTAGGGTAGTGGGGCGTTTTTATATACGGGGGCAACGCCCGATATAAACAATAACAAATAAAATAAAATAACTGCTATAACGAATAAACAACTGACAACGAATAAGTATTAGTTATTCGTGTTGTTTATACTAACTGCCACCAAATCACTGTGTTATTAGAATAAAACAACGAAGTTCTTATTACTTAAGCACGAAAAAACTCTACTTATTTAATAAGAACTGACTATTCTTTATACTAACTGCCGCCAATTAACGACGAATAATAATAAGTATAAAGAATTAAGTTGCCATTAAAGATAAAAACAATCAGACAAAGTAATAATAATAAACGAAACATCTATCAGGCGATGTTTCTTACTCCACGAAAGTATAATACAACAGAGGAATGTTGGATTGTATTCTTAATTACCAGGGCACGGAGAGATCTTCTACATAACTCTTCACTGATTCTTTACTGTCTAACCCGAATAGTTTCTTCCAGTTAATCTGATGAGGATTAAAATCTTCATTCACGTTTAATTCCAGAGTGATACGATACTTATTCCTTTGTGCTTTAAGGTAAGAAGTTGCCATAAGTTAAAGAACCGAAAGAACGAATAAACTCTACTGGTTAATTCTACCAGACCTTTCAGTGCCCGTCAAGTATTTGCCCCACAACGAACTTGAGATATAAACGAATATTTTCTTCTTATGATTTCTTTGAGATTCTGATAAGATCGAATCTCTATACGAATCTTATCTAATCACGAATGACTTTGTGATTATAATCTCACAGTTGTGTTGTATTATCAATTTTCTATACGAATCTTATCTAATCACGAATGAACTTATGAGTTCTTTATTGCCAGTCTTAAGTATTATGATTTTTCTATACGAATCTTATCTAATCACGAATGACTTTGTGATTCATTCTTATCATTAGTGCTTGTGTCTTTTATAATGATACGAATCTTATCTAATCACGAATGACTTTTGTTTGTTCTGATTGTTATATTCTATCAGGTCTTATTATAATTGTCAACCAGTGCCTTATAGAAACACTCCCTTCGGTCGTGTTGTCCTTCGGACGGGTCTTTAAGTTCTTGATGTTATTATTTCTCTTTAACAGCAACAAACATACTCTAGCGACATTATGAGTACTTGTCAACTAGAAGATTATGTGATAGAATAAAAGAGTTCTGATAAAACCTTGATAATTAAATAATTTTTGATAGTATAAAACCTTCCTGACATCTTTAGAAATTCGCATAAGAATCTAAAGCAGGAATTATGTGCTTTTATTGGGTTTCGGTGAGTATTCAGTTTTGATAATCTCTTTCAGTATTTGTTTTCTCCATCAATGGTTTTATTTCATTGACTTTGGAGAGAGGGTTTTTATAAAGACCCTATGAGAACTTTGATTCTATAAATTATCAAATGTTTTATTAACTTTTCGCTTCTGTAGAATTTGACTTTTGACCCCGTAGGAAAGTTCAAATTCGCACTATGAATTGAATTGTTATGTTTATTTATACAAGTTCTTGCTGGTTTTTGTAGTTCTATCCTATGCTGATTTAATCACAAAAACCAGCACTTCGGTACTCTGACCCCTAAATGAGTTTATAAGTGCCTTGCAGGGGCATATAGACGTGTCTGGGAGTGTTTATAATTTTATAGTGGTGTGCCGATTTTTGGAGTGTCCTGGGGGTATTGACAAAACAGCGCTGATGTGTTATAATGCAGGCCAAGACCGCGACAAGAACTCACATTCTTTAAGGTTTCTTAAGGTATTAACTACATTCTTTAAGGTTTCTTAAGGTATTAACTACATTCTTTAAGGTTTCTTAAGGTATTAACTACATTCTTTAAGGTATTAATCATAAGAACTCACATTCTTTAAGGTATTAACAATATAACACTACCATTATATCAATTTATCAATCTCTAATCATAGTAATTCTCAATATTAACCTTTTCTTAAATAGCATTTACCACTATATACCTTTTAGTGGTAAACTCAATCAAATGGAAACCAGATTACTGAAACTTGAAGATACAAAATACTTAAAAGATTACCCTGAATATGGTGTAGACACAGAAGGAAATATATGGTCTTTTAAGTATAAGAAACCAAAGATACTTTCTCCTGGTTGGAAGAAAAGAAATTGTGGATATAGAGCAGTATTACTATCTGACAAATACGGTAAAAAAAGAAACTTTCTAGTTCATAGATTAGTTGCTCTTGCTTTCATTCCAACAGAAGATATTACAATGGAAGTAAATCATCGAAATAAAAACAGTGCAGATAATAGATTAGAAAATCTAGAATGGGTAACTAAAAAAGCAAATGTAGAATATAAAGCAGTTGTAAATGGTTTTGAAATAGATAAGTTTATATTAGAAAAAGTAAAAGAAGTTCATTCTGCAAGCATAAGAAAAGGATTACCAGTTCCTAACTCTTATGAATTTATGAATAATATGATTGAAAGCGCACTGGAACAATATATCAATCAATATGGACTTCGTAAAGTAATGAATACTTCACCTAAATCTTAATCAACTTCCTACATAACTCAAATCTTTTCCATTCTTCATCAGTAAAGTTATCAGAAGCATAAGGGATTCCTACAATATAAGAACAACTACGATTAACTTTTTCTTGATATGGAATAGATGTAATTGTAGTTGCTAGAATCAGTTCAATCATAAGTGTAAAAAGGAATAGTAGAGATTACTTGATCGTTTGTATCATACTTTTCATATAACCATTGATTGTTTCTGATGTGAGCATAGGTGTGTAGATTTTGTTGATGATCTTCCTGAAAATAGGATCCTGCTTGAGCATCGTAGATGAAATCAAGATCGTGAAGAAGTGAGTCAAATGTCATAATTAAGATTCAAAGCATCCTTTATATCAAGCAATCAAAAGAGAAATCTATTTGGTATTACACAAATTCCATTAGGAAATAATCAACAGTAATCTCCAACTCTGCTGCTTTTCTTTCAAATTCCATTGCATATTCATCAGCATAAGTTTCATCTTCGTGCTGGCAGAAAAGATCCAGTGTAGATTCATTCATAAAAGTCATTTGTTCAGTTTGATGAGTTCTTTTTGAATAGTCAGTATATCGTAAATATCATCTACATCAGCAAGATCAACAGGTGCAAATTCAGAAAGATTTACAGTGTTATCTTTGTAGATAGGAGCATAATACAATTCATTCTCATCAGGATCAAGAGTATAAACACAACCGTGATCTTGTTTTTGAAGAATAATCATTTGAGAGAGTTTCATCATTCTAATGTCAGAGAATCAAAAGTAATAAAAGTAAGTTCAGTTAAAACATCATCATCAACTGGACCAAGTTTATCATGAATTGCATCTGAAATCAATTCATACATTGTCGAAACATAGCGATCATTGTATCGAATATAATCAAGCACTTCTGATTTAAGTGCATCAGACAAGTTGTGAAGTGTTTGAGATGAAAGTGTCATTTTGTTTAATTAGACATCACTTTGTTGAACAATGAATCATATGATTCTTGGTCTACACCATCAGGAATACCAACATCATTAAAGAATCCAATCAGAGATTGCAGAACTTCAAGTTCTTCAGGTGTGAATCGGAAAATCATTTCAGTCATTGGTAAAAATTAGGCACCCAGAGAAGTTCTACTGATTCATTATGTTGTTGAAATACTTCTTGCCATTCCATAAAAATAGCACTTGCATTTGACCTATTCTTTTTCTTCTTGCTCTTCGTCAGTTTAATCATTCGCTTTTCCATCTGCAGAAGAGTGTTTTCTGCTTGAAGATTCAGTTGTTCTTTGTTCAATGATTGTAAGGCGTTTGGTATATTAAAGAAGCGAAGTCATAATTTAGCGATTGATAAGAGTTTTCACTTCATCGAAAGACTTACATTGTCCTGCTTTGATTGCATTGATAATGCTAGTCGTAATCATACCACACTGATGATTTGCATTACAAATCGCATAGACAGGAGTGCGATCTTGAATGTCGAAAGTGGTTTTGATCAGCATTGTTTGTTTTTATGTGGGACAGATGAAAGAGAAGAAAGACTTATTGATAGAAGCGATTATGAATTTCATCGCGCAGACTTTTCAGTTTGCGAACATCAGAAATATATGCTACATCAGGATGATAATGATCTTCAAAACTTGCATAACCAAGAACATCAACAATGTCTTGAACAGTCAAATCATCGTACTCTTGCAACTCACATTCATCAAACTGATTAAAGTAGCGAGTCAGAAAGAACAGAGCATCAGAGTAGATAGTTTCAGTGAGAGTTTGAGTCATTGTTGTTAAGAAAGAAAAAGGAAGGAAGAAAAGAACTAATCAACCAGTGCAACTCTTACATCTTCTGTAATTCCATTCTTATCATTCGTCACCTTGATATAAACAATACCAGCATCAATCAGTGGTTGAAGTGCTCGCATACGTTGCGACCAATTATTAACAACATCACCATTCTCAAGAGTGAGAAGAATTTCTTTTTGTGCTTTGGTGAGTTTCATCATTGATTGAAGAAAGAGAAGAAGGAAAGAAAGAAAGAACTACACAAGAGAAAGTGCATCTTTCTTTTGCTTGGGATTGGAAACTTGCTTTACCCAAGCAGACTTGCGATTCTTAACAACTTGAGAGGGAAGTTTAGTCTTACCCTGAACCTCATTGATAAGAGAAATGAAACTGATGAAGAATTGCTTTTCCATTCGTTGAGCAGCAGTCATCTTAATTCAAATAAACAATGGGTCTTGGGTGGGACAGGCACCCCTGCTCCCTCCACCCTCTTAATATAGCACCTTTTGAGCACCGTGCTCTTTTAGTGTGCCAGCGCTACAGGTGGCACATGGTATCAGAGACTCACCTTGAGACTATGATACTTTATCCCAATGATGCTTCCAATCATAATCCTCATAATATCCACTCTTTACAATGTCATCATAAACAGTGGGAAGATT